TCATTTAGACCTCCTATCTTGTGCTTCTTGTTGATTCATAAGCTTGTAAAACCGCTTAGTTACTTGAATGTAATCGTCCACAATTTTTATCGATTCTTGATATCTATCATCCGTGAAATGAAAGCCAATGCGAGTTAGATCAACCTGACGACGAAGTGCCTCATCACATAGCTCAAACTTATCGGCAAGCTCATTGCGGAATTTAGTCAGCATTTCTAGTACATAGTTTTTTTCCGGTTCAATGTCTGTGATCCAAGCCACAGCTTTTCTAATTGAAGTCGGCCAAAAATTATCCCCAGGAAACTGACACCACCGATCGTCGTAATACGATGCCTCTAAGTGATATAGTTGATCGTTAGACGGTGCCGACCAACTCAGCATCTTTTGACCGTTTAGTGCTTGGTAATCTCCCTGCATAACCTCAGTAATGTTTTCAACTCCGGCCCCAGTTAATTCTTTGATTAGGTTTTTATGCTTCACGTTAGCACCACTCATCGAGCCATTTGCGGCGCATGAAAATCTGTTTATCAATGTAGCGCCTCGCCTCTCCGTGAGACGGGAAACGCTCGTCAGGGTTCAGCGTCTCTTGGTATGAGTCGATGCCTTTGTCAGTAAATGGGTACTCCAGCAAAGCTATCAGCGTCGACTTGTAGCGGGCCACGGCGTCGGGATCTATGGGCCTATGTTCGTCCCACGGCTCATCTAAAAGCACGCGAAGTAAAGAAGCTTCGATTCTTGTATCGACTTTCATGATGTCCCCGTTAATTGATGTTTTAGTCTGCGTTTGAAAATTCATTGGAATCGTCAAAGTAACCTTGCTCCATTTCCCACATGCGGTAAAACTTGAGGAAGTCTTCTTCGTTGACGAAACCTTCGTCCTGTTGAGCTCTAAAAGCTTTTAGGCCTTCTTCTTGCTGCGCCGTCATGATCATTGATTCTAGTTTCATGTTGTCCCCATAAAGAAAGCCCCCGCAGGGGCATGATGTTAAGCGTGAAGGCTGGCGTATAGTCCGGTTCCTTCAAAGAAAGAATCTTTCAAGTCTTCGACAAAGATTTCCTCATCCTTTGCAGCTACCTTGATGTTGACGCCGCGAGCTTTGATAAATTCAACGTCGTACATATCAGAAGGAGTCAGGGTAATTTTTACTAGGTTGATATTTTTAGGATTGCGACCCACCCGGAAAGTTAGGCTGTCTTTGCCAGCAACAAAGTTTTTTGAGCCGGTCATAAGTGCGAAGTGTCTGCCGCCGAGTTGGTTGAGGATCGTTTGCGCTACCATGTTTTGCTCTCCCTTAGATGTTGTCGCTGCCCATGAACAAGTTATGCCTTACCTAAACTAATTGTGCAAGCACTTTTGCAAGCACATTGAAGAAAAAAAAGAGCCCCAGTTAAGGGGCGGTTATTGATTAGTTTTGTGCGGGTCTCTCCCCGCTTGTCACGATTTCACTCGTCGCCCGGGGCGCTACCCCAAGATTGCTTAATTAACTGGGTTGCCTTGTTCGTCGCAGTAGCCTTGCGCTTCTGCAATCTTCCAAAGCTCGCCAAAGATTGCGTTTTTTTGAGCATTGTCTAAGTCGTTGTTCACTAGCGCTTTGAGTATTTTTGAGTCGATTTCGATGGTTGCTTTGATCGTCATGGTGCTTATTTCCTAGCTGCTGCGAAGCGTTGTTGGATCGCTTTAATTTCTTCGTCTGTTAGGTCTGGGAAGACAATCTCGCCGTTAGCTGTAACTTCGATGGTTTCTTCGATGATGATTACGTTGTCCATGTTTGGCTCCTTGTTGCTGCCCATGAACAAGTTATGCCCCAACTCAGATAATTGTGCAAGCACTTTTGCAATCATATTTGCAATCAGTCTGTTTGATTCAAGATATCCACTAGATAAAGAAGAAACTCCTTAGCCCTGTGCCCGTCGTAGTTGCGCCAGTGCATCAGGGCGGCAAAGACGGCCTCGGCTGATAACGGGGACATGATCTCGCCCAGATGTGCTGCGGCAAAGGCTTCCACTTCGTCCGGCCCCGTGAAACTGCCGCCCATGTCTTCGCGCTGAAGTAGTGACCAAAATGTCTTAGCGCCCACCGTTAGTGTTTCTAACATTGTGCAACTCCCAAAAAAAAGGAGGGCCAAGGCCCCCCAAAATACTGAGTCTAAAATCGTCGCATGCTCTGCCGCTTAGCCACTTGATACTTGGTCCGGTAGGCCGCTAGATCCTCCGGGGTGTGCTTTGCCTCAAGGTCAGATATAGCCTGTGCAATGACCGATTTAATCGTCTGGCCCGTCGCTAGTGCAATCGCCCGCACCGTCTCTAGCGAGCTAGACTCAATCGAGAAAGTGGCTTTAATAACCTTGCTCATAGCTCTTCCCCCAGTCCATGCAGGGCCATGGCGAGCTTATTTAAGTACATAAGCTCTTCCCGGCTGCGGCGCGTAAGGTCCTGCTCAACGATGTAGGCATAGAGCTTTGAAGCCGTGCTTGCGACAGCCGACAGCTTAACGACACACTGCAGGGCGTCGACATGACTAATGCCGTCGCTATGACTTTTTTTAATCAGCTCGACCACGCTCATTACTCAACCTCGAATTGTTGTTTAGCTTTACCTGATAGCATAGCGCGCTTTCTGTCATAAATCGCCTTGGCCTCGGCAAATTCTTTATCGTCAAAGTCCCCGGCAGGCATTCCGATCTCGTCCTCGACATTTTCCCTGGTCATCCCGACCTCGGCCAGACGCGCTAACATATTAGTGACGCGCTCGTTCTGAGGTTCCCGCTGCCGCTGCTTTGTACCGCGACCACTTGCCGTCTCGCCGTCGTCGTCTGACTCTGCCCCCTGAGTCACCCCCAGAGCTGACGAAAGGGTATAGCGCCGTAGGTAAGTCATGGCTGCTCCTACGTCCTGCGGCCCTAGACCTTTCATCGGCTTGCACCATAGCGGGTCAAATTCGAGCCACTGGCCACTTTTGTGCATCAGTATGACGTTGATACCAACCAGCCCATCGGCTGCGCTTACGTGCGGATTCTGGACGTAGGAAATACCGTTATGAGATAGAGCGACTTTGATCGCGTCGGTCACCGATGCAAGATTTGCGTACTTGTTTTTAAGGTGCGGGTTCTGGCTATCCATCACGGCGTTTTTAATTTCGCCCTGTGCTGTAGCTAGTGCCGCTGAAATCTCGTTAATTTGATCTGAAAAACGCATGTTAGCCTCAATTAAAAAGATGTTTGTTCGTTCATCCAACGTGGAGCCGATAGTGTAACTAAAGTCTTTTCGTACCCTGGCCAGATGCCAGAACTGTCACAAGTGACATACTTGGCTAGCCAGTCCCTATACATACTGCGGCCAATCTCAAGAAGATCATCCCCCAGCCAAAAGGCGCGGCAATCGCGGTCTTCGGACTTCTCAACCGCTAGAATCACGTAGCCGTCCACTTTTTCCTTGGTCACTGACTGGACTAGATCGACGTAGTATGCGGCCTGGGCATGATACGAATACTTAAAAGCATCCCGGCTAAACTGGTACTCGTCGGCAGTGTCGCAGGTTTTAATATCGACGATGATTTTCTTCTCGGGTAGCCAGATATCTAGCCGGCCCTTGATCCTTGCACCGTAATTATGATCGGTGAACCAGCTAGTCTCGTACTGACCACCGTCGATAAACTGACGAAAGAAAGGCTGCTCCCGAAGCTTAGCCGAGATCGCTAGGGCCGATTCGTATTCTTCTTTATCCAGAAGCTCTAGGCCGCTTTCTTTAGCTGCTGCTAACGCTTCTTTGCCTGTTTTGGTGCGGGCGTCGACGTTGGGCTTTACGCCGTAAGTGTCTAGAAACTTGTCTCTCTCCAAGATAGCCATATGGATCGCTGTACCCAGAGCCATGGCCGGAGACGGCGAGCGAGGATAATCCAGACGCCTTCTGGCCTTGGCCGGAGTGTCCTTAAAGTGCTTAAGAGACGAGACATTGATCCCTGGATCCGACCTGTATTCGTGTTCCGGTATATTGTGGGGTCCACCAATTAGCATGTTATCTAGCCTTTCTGCGAAACTTTGAATCGTTGTCTTTTACGAATTGTTCGATAAGTTCACGTATCACCCGACTCATCTCCCTATCATCGACTAACCGCTGCAGCCGAGCTTTAAGAGAGCGGTCCAGCTTAATGACTAATGTTGTCGTATCGCCCAGCTTTTGCACCGCCGAACCCCCTTACTCCAAGTGTGCTACGCATCCCGGCCCAGAAGCCTTTTCTAAAGCCCTGCTCTTTGCCCCAGATATAGCCAAAGAATGCCCCGATAAAGAACCCGATCATTCCGTAGGCAATAGCCGTGCGCTCATCGACGATCATAAAACCACCCCAAAACTTTCATGATGACCACTGTTAATGTGTAGCTAGCTGCCAGCCCAACCACGGCTGCAAGAGCTAAATCCATGTTGACCTCCCTGTCTCAATGCTTGGTTGCTTCACAGTCTATACAATACTGTATACACGATGCCACTAAAAAAATGCCCTCCTGGTAAAATAGACGCATACCCACACAGTTTCGGAGGTCCGCTTGATACGCATCATCATTGCGACTGCACTGCTTTTTGGCTGCGGCAACAGCATAGACGTTCGTTTTTCTAACCCTGAACCCAAACGGTTTGAAGTCGGGGAGTCTGCCTTCTTTGTCCTAGATCCAGGGGCAAGTTCTAACCTGCTTAAGTCCGGTACCCTCGACATGACCATAGTTTCTATCGACACAGTGGAAACGTCGATTAAAGGCACGGCCAAGCTGCAAACGATCATCGGCGGCAAAGACTTTGAAGTCACTCAGAGTCTTGAAAATGAACTACTAAACCTAGATTTTTTGGAAAGCCTCAGAAGTAAGAAAACACACCAAGCTAAAAACGGTCTTCTAACCTACGTTGGACTTAGTAAAGAAGGCTGCGACATTATCGCCGTGAGTAACATTAGGGGCAGCGACGGGCTCACCGTTACCCCCGTTCTCTGCGTTTCCTCAAGCACCATCCCCCAGGTGACGATGAAGCTAGACGCAAGTGGAACCGTTGTTACCGCCGTCTTTAAGTCAGCCCAGTAAAGAAAGCCCCGCAAGGGGCTAGAGCTCTTCCCCGCAGTGAGGACATACCCGAGACTTCTTTGGCTTCTCTTCTGGCTCTTTCGTCTCTTCCCCACCGTAATAAGATGCAACAAACCGGCTCATATCAATCTCGTGGAAGTGCGTCGAGGCTATGATCGTGTCAATTTCAATATTCCTGGTGTTCATAAACTCGTACAGGCCGTCATCTGTCACCGTGCCAAATTGACTAGCCCCGGACATTAGCCTATCGGTGGCTTCCTCAAAAGTATCTGCCTCGATAAAACTGACAGGCAACGGAGGAATTACCCAGCCCTCTGCCGCCATCTTTCTGATGACTTTCACCCGCTGATGGCCGTCGATGATGAAGTTATCGCCGTCTGGAGACACCCAGACAATCACCGGAAAAGCATAGCCGCTTTCTAAATGAGCCCGGAGCTTGTCGTAATTTTCTATGAGTAAGTTTTTCAGATTACCCTGAAAGTCTTTGAGCGAACGATAATTAAGAACTCCTGCCCCTCGGCAAGCAATTCGCAGGGTATTCATTGCAATAACTCCCAGATGATTTTACTGTATCTTAAATAATATACGCGGGAGTTAAAAGTGAGCCTAGCTCAAACGATATGGCGATTTAATTCGCGGTCCTACGAAGACCGGACGATTAACCTCTCGGCGATCGCTAAGGCGGCAAAACTGCGCGTGGCCACCATCTGGACCTATCACCACGGCAAAGCCCGCTGGACGGCTGACGTTTGGATTAAGGCCCTTCTGCTGCTCGGAGCCGCCGAAGTTATTGGTGACAACATCGTCATTAAGATCCCGGAAGGCCTAGACCTCGACAAAGCCATCGGCAACGCCTACAAAAATAGGCGCTCTCATGACTAACGACGTGGCCATACTCCTGCACGACATTACCGCGCTGGCTAACGACTATGTGGCACATACAGACATAAACGTCTGCAAGCTTGCGGCGATTGTCCTAGCTGTATTTGACTCGCCCGAAGATGGTCCCGAGGTTTTAGAGGTCATCCGGGCGATTCTCGATCATGACCGAGGCGATGCGTGAGAGAAGTCAGCGTGGTAATCTAGTATAAACATTTTTTAGTGAGGACCACGTATGAAACCGACCCTGCCAGAAGTAAAAGCAAAAGTTGCCCCATTGCTAGACGACGCCAAAAAAGAAGCTCTGCCCTTCCTCCATGCGCTGCGCTACTGCGCCGTATGGCTGTGCTGGCTGTGTCTCGTCCCATTTGTTTGGGCCGGTTCAGCTCTCCAAGAAGTCGGCAAAAAAATAAAGCCCGAACTTCCACCGAAGTCCGAGCCTTAAGGTTATTTACGCTTCCAGATAATGACCCTAGCCGTGGTTTCAAGCCAGACCGCAAGATACCAGGACCCGATTGTCAGAGGGATGATCGGGCCTGATATCCCAATCACTAGGGCTCCCATAATGTCGCCGACGTAAACCTCTCCCCCGTAAGTCGCCCGTATAAATAACCAGGCGAGTATTCCAGACAAATACCAAACAAGTAGAGATGTTATCATCCAGTTTTCCTCCCTGTAATATTCGCAGTTAGTTGCATTGCTTTACGGAAATTTGAAAGATGCGACGCAATGTGTTTATTGCCGTTCTTGCCGGCAAAGGGATCCGCACCAGTCTTTAAGTAACGCTCGGCCCATCCCGTTCCCTGCCTATGTGCAAGTGCCACCATTTCGCCGTCTGTGAGTTTTAAACCTAGTTTCTTTGCCCTCATGTACCGAATCCACGGCATAACGACACGCTGATAATACTCGTCAAACAGAGCATCCTGTTTTTTTCCCATCTCAAGTTTTAAAGGTCGTGGTGCGGTTTTCTTTGGGACCACCGCCGACCAACTTGTCCCGGCATTACGCTTAAACCAAGTATTCCAAAAAGCCATAAACTGGTACTTACCCGATGCCGACGTGACGGGATTTTTTGCCGAGGGATCGTTGCGCGATTCAATGTGACCTATGGCCGTCCTGATCCGGACGTATTCCGGTCCGGCGTATGCCTGCGAACTAAGTAGGGCGGCAAAGATCAAAGCTCTCACGGGTTCACCTCGATAAAGTCATAGATCAAAGCACTGCGGCGAAAGTCCGGCCTTATTCCAACGTATTTTAGATAGATGTCTTTGCCCGTCAGTGGGTGCTTTACCTTGCAACCCTCGCGCTGGAGTAGTTCGGCAGTTTCCCGCTTGGCTTGAATCATCACTGACTGACTTTGACTAAACCTAAAGTTAAGCAAGATTTTACGATCCTGGCCGCGTTTTAAGGACATCCCGAAGCCCCTTCATGGTCCAAGTTAAAACTCCACCAGGATCAGCTTTCCTCCCCTCGGGAATGGCGCATTCGTCGTGCCCACAAATCTCGTCCGGGTTGATGCCTTTGCTGACTGCCCAGCGTAGGAACATCAGTAGACAAGCTTCCTGCGAAGCCGTTGCAGCGTGCCAGTGATAGAGGTCAGCTCCCCGGTTTCCTGGGCGCCTGGCAACTTCCCCCGCCGGTATCTCGTGACCTGCCCACGAGTAGAACTTTTTATTCTTGAGGCCTACAGCCCCCCAGCTTGCTACGGCCACGGCAATGTGGTTGCTATTGGGACTCTTGCCGTTCCACTTAGCCACTCCCGCGTGGGCGACCTTGTGGCTGAAATAGCAGGTTTGGTAAAGCTTGCCGTCGCGGTCGATGATGACGTGGTAGCCCAGCCCCTCCTTGCGAAGTGAGGCCATAGCCGCCTCCACGTTGACTTCAGCAAGGTAGTGAACCGTGATGCCTGATGCCTCCATGCGACCGGTAGACATAGACAGCGGGTCGACGAGCTTCTTCATACCGGGATAGAGATCAGGCAACATTGTTTACCCCCTTACCATAAATCCAATTTCACGGAACTTGTCGGCGATCATTAGAACTTTGCCCATATCGAGAGACTTAAGCTCTTCACCAATTTTGTCGGCTCCGTCAAAAGCCGCAGTGAGCCTAGACAAAACCGGGGCAAATTTAGGCAGATCGAACCAGTTAACCGAACCATCCTTTTTAGCTTCGACATAGCATTCAGCCATCACTTTCATCAGGTCTAGTAATTCCATTGTTTCCTTCATGGGGTTTCCTCTAGTTTTCCTAAGTTGTTTAGTTTGACCTCGCACCGAGTCACGCGGTCGTCCATTGTTCTTGCTAGCATCGACAGGTCGTCTTGAGTTTGTTGGAGAAAGCGAACGAGCAGATAAAAGATCAAGGCGAATAGGACGAGCAAAAAACGGTCAAGCGCAGACATGCCGCCACTTTCCACACGCACCTCCGATTTTTTTGGGATCTCTGTATTATAACCGTAGTGCGAGAAAAACGCGATTTACGCTGAAAAACACAGGCTTTCGCAGGGAGAGTAAAATGAAGGTACTTCTGTTACTGATGCTTAGTGCGTGTTCAGGCCACCGTGATGCGCCGGAGAATAGACCTGGAGAGCCGGAGCCGGTCTATCCCATGGTACTTCCCAAGGCAGCGCACGAGGCGATTAAAGAAGCCTGCATGATGAGTCTGGATCTCAAGGTGTCCTACGGCGAATGCGTCCTAGTTCTTGCAGGGTCGGCCAAGAGTGAATCAACTTGGAACGTGGATAAATCCTGCGAGGCTTGGGGCATGCCTTGGGATCCATGCTGCGGGCTTACTCAGTCGCGGCGTAGTGATGCGAGGGCAGTAGGGCTAGCCTGTGACCCAGCGGAAAGGTCGAAGTCCGGGTATAGGTGCAACGCGCTTACGGGTATTCGTAATCTTCGCTGTAAGGCCGATAACGGCGACACCTGCGATAGATTCGGCGCTGGGAGAACCCTACTAGTGGGGATTAAAAAGCATCTGGGAGGCAACCAAGGCGCTCTGCCAAGTTATCTAGGCGGGATGGCTAAGACGTACCGGGATGAAAGCGTGCGAAGGTCTTTTGGTGTTAAGAGCGTGAGGGGCTGGGAAGAGTTGCTGGGGAAATGAAAACCCCCGCACGAGGCGGGGATCTTGTTAGCACAGGGAAAGGAATGGATCGGAGGTGTTCATTGTTAGGCAACTCTTATTGCTAATATTTTACCAGTATCTTGGTCGCCAGTAATACCGCCTGTTAATGATCTGACCAATTGAGCTTTTGCTAACGTACTAACAACAGAACAAGCAATTTGAAGATAAAAAACTTTTGTTGAAGTCAAGTTAACTACAACGCAATTAGCCACATGTTGATATGTCGATATTGTTCCGTTAATTATAGATGCCGATCGACTATTACTTATTTCAACAGCATCAGTGCTGTTGTAAATTCTTACGCTGCATACACCAGATTGACTAATGTATGCTGTTTCCATCATTGCATGATAATCAATTTTCCATATGCCAGCTTCTAGCGTTAGCGAATTACTTGCATTAACCCAAGTATTTGCCGCACCTGTATATCCAGTTATAGAAGCTGATTCTTTGAATTCACCAACATAACCAGCAGCAATCGCAGCACCGCTAGTATCCCCCTTAATCAGTGCTCCGCCGTCTAGTGTCTTTTTCCCCGCAAAAGTCTGCGTTCCCGTCCCCACTAAACCGGGACTTGTTGCCGTCGCTAGGCCCTGTACCTGCTGCGTGATGTGTGATGATGACATATGTGTATTCCTATAAAGTTGGGTGAAAAGGTGCCCCCGGAGGGGCGGTTGTTAGATCCCGGCTTATGCTAGGCCGGATGTATTGCCTGTTAATGCTGATGAGGTCATATGTGTGTCCTTATAGTTCGCAATTTAATGTGATGCCGGAAGTACCGGAGGCCGTTAACCTGCATGAATTTCCATTAAATGTTACGCCTGTAGAGGGAATTACCGTTCCTATATTTATATGAAATGAACTTTCATTGGTCCAAGACACTGTCCCGGTTTTTGTCGAGTATCCAACACCTGGACGATATAAACTCCACTGATTACCAGTAGGAGCACCTGAAACAAAATTTGCGTTGGTTAAATTTACTGTAAGAGATGAGGACGGGGAAATATCTGGAGTAACTCCAGGCCTCATTGAAACTATAGGATTAACAATTATAATTACTTCAGTTGTCGCAGAAACAAGAGGCATTACCGCACACGTTTGCAAAAATTGAAAATACCTCTGACAAAGCCCTAACTCCATCCCGATAGGCCGTTGCTCAAACGGCGTTGGCGAACTTCCAGCTTCTAGCTGTGCATTCTGAATTGTCCACGTCCCGCTAGTCTGTGCGCCAACAGTAAATAGGATCTCGATCCCTGTTGTTGCTGCCGCGGGCACTGTGATTTGCGCCTGATACCTTGTCACTGTGCTAGTGACCGTGAAGGTGCCTGTTGCGATCTGGGTGCGTGTTGGGGAAGCGAGTGAGCCAAAGGTGTCAGCTGTATTCGCGTAGTATGCAGTCCACGTAACAGTGGTGAGAAGTGAGTTGGCAAGGTCAACAGATAGCGTTGCCGTTTGACCAGCGAGTGAATAGGCATTTAATTGCTCAATACGCTGAGCAAAGCCAATAGCCGTCACACTTGCTGCACCAGTAAATCGGTAAGCATACTGAGAGCCAGTACCAGCAACACGCGCGCCTGTTACGTTAGCTCCTGTGCAGTAGCCATACCAACGGTCAACAGAGTAGGCGAGAGCAGCAGCAGCCGTGAATGTTTGTGTTGCGCCAGCATTGCGCTGGTCTACTGCCATGCCGCCATTTATCAGTTTATTTCTAAACACCAGCGGACTACCGCCAACGTCCCCGTAGCTTCCCAGTGTCGATACGTTACCCATATGTAAATCTCCGTTGTTTAGTTAGTGGGCAAACGTGCCCGGAGGCACGAGTGCGAGAGTTATGAGAGAGTCTAGGTGGTGATTCCCATTTGTGCGTGTGTCATGTGTCACCTGTTAGTTTAAAGTATAAGAAACACCAATAGGCCCATTTATTGGCACAAAAGCAACAGAAGTTGACCAGGTTGATTCGGTGATTTTGTATACCTGTATTTGTCCAGTTGTAAGTATGCCGATTAGGGATGATTGGCCTGGTGTTCCTTCTTTACAAGATGAGGCACAATATATTGATGCTGCTGTTGGACGATATCTGCTTGGAACAACACCTGTTGCTGTATTTATTGATATTGTTGTTGATCCAGATCCAGTTGTTCCAGATCCAGAATTATAAAAAACAATTGATACAGATTTATTATTTCGAGAATAAAAAGCGCTGCTAGATGCCGGATAAACGGCAGACGTTCCAGCACCACTACTAAACGTAAGTGATGCAGTGCTTTTTTCTTGAATATTAATTATTGACCAATGTGCGGCAGTAGTTGGCGAATCTTGTAATGCTACAACATCAATAACTCCGTCACCACCGATTCGGTCAATTTCATTGGCTCCAGAGCTTTGCAGAGCGACATAATTTGTCTCGGTCGCACCAGAGACAATTAGTTTCATTTGATAGCCAGCTTTGATTCCAGTTGTAGGAAGCGTGACAGTTACAGCGCTTGCTGGCGATGCTATGCGCTGCACAGTTGGACTAGATGCGATCATCGTCACGTTTACTGCACCGCTATTCCAGCCATTGGTTGAGAATGCAGTTCCGTCTGGAACTAGTTGAGCAAGGTTTAAGCTTAAAGGAAAATTCGTACCTACAGCCGGAGCATTCAGCGCGTAGTTCACCGTCGCTGTGTAGCCTGCTGGCACTGTGCAACGAATGTAGTTCGATGCGTAGCTGAACGAGAAGCCTGCGGGTGGAGTCTCACCAACAAAGCTTGGGCTGATGTTGTAGTCCGTACCTGCCGCGTTCTTAGCAAAGGGCAGGCGGAAGAAGAACTTGTAATCCGTTGCGCCGTCGAGGTGTACCCAGCCGGTCATCTCGCCAGCGTCGTAGCCGCTGACTATTTGAACGTCGGTTGTACCAGCCGCAAGTGTGAGCTGGCTGCGTGCGTTAGCGCCGCCGACCACAACGCCACGGTGATTATAGAAGTCAATCGCAGTAGCCGAGCGTGCAACACCAACCGGCTTAGAGATGTAGCCAATCACTGTTGGCTCGGTAGCTACCAAAGCGCCTGCTGTTGTAGCCGAGAGGAAGTAGACTTCGCCTGGAGTTAGGCCAGCCGATGCGTTTGCTCCGACCGAAGTAACTTCTCCGCCAAGACACACTTCAAAGTTGTCAGCGTCGATGTATTTATTAATCAGGCCTGCGACTTCAGCCGTAGCCGATACGTCAGCTTTCGCTTTAACGTAGTCGCCCGAGGCGTTCAGGTACACTGGGCAACCGACGTCAGCCGCGACAAAGCCGTGGCCCGTCTTGGTGATGAGCAGTACCGAGCCGCCAGAACCGACAGCTTGCTCGATGCCTGCTGCTGTTTTTGTGTACAGCTTGTTATCGGCTTTTGCGTAAACGCGAAGTTTACCAGTAGGTGCCGCAGGTGCAGCGACTGGGCTAAAATCCTGGTAGCCAGTCGCGTTGATGACGCCCGAGCTTAAAGATGCTGCGGTAATGTCGCCCGCTGGGTTGACTTTCAGGCCGCTTGCGCTTTTAGCAAGTGTCGTGCCGTCCAGCTCCAGAGCAAACTGGGTGCCCGATAGCTCTAAGCCGTTGCCGTCAGCCGTGTAGCTTCCTACACCTGCAAACTGAATCCAGTTGATCGCCGTGGTGCCGATGGTGCCGGATTGATCCGAGGTACATACCCAGCCCGTATCGTGCAAGTCTGTGCCTTGCTCGATGAAGACAAAAGCACCTGGGACTTCGCCCCAAGCGTCCTGATCGGCAGCGCGTGACCATGCGCCAGCGCCGACTTCGTAGATGCCGTTCTGTGAAGCCGTAGTTTGGCTTTTAACAAGCACGCGGTCGCCGGCGACTACAGACACCCCGTCAATCGTTTGTTCGCCAGAAAGCGTGATATTGGCCGTTGTAGCAGCCTTGACCAAAGCTTTCGGGTTCAGGCCCTGAGCCACGGCGTCGACGTAGCCTTTAGTAGCAGCGTGAGTCGCTTGGGTCGGATAGCTTGGGTACTCCGGTAGTACCAGAGCGCCCGTCATCGTGCCGCCAGAGAGACCGAGCTTGTCGCTCATCGGCTCGTGGCTGACGTAGACGTAAAAGTCAAACGGCCCGCCTGATGAGGGAGCCGTAATATCGAGCTTGGTTTGCTCAAAGCCTGTAGTGGCAACCACTGACCAACCAGCCGCAGCTAGGTCAGCGACTTTGGTGTTGGAGCTTACGCCCTTGGTGTAAACGTGAACCCGCAGGTCAGCAAAAGGCACCTGCAAGTTATGTTCGTAGGTTGTGGTAGCCGAATCAGCTACCGACTCAAACAGCCTCCAGCGTGCCGGAAGGTGATCCGAAATACTCTCGAACATGGTTTCAACAGCCGCGTGCAATGTGCCGCCGCCTGCTGTACCCAACGCCGGGTGATTGAGCTTGGCTTTTCCAACTAACGTCATTTTATTACCTTCCAAAAGTTGCGTAGTGAAACTTTTTGTCTTGCTCGGTACGGTTTTCTATCCTGGTCGTACCGTCAACAAAAACCTGACACTGCTGATCTCTAGTTATAAGGGTGATGCCAATTACTTTAACATACGTGCCGGAAAGCCCGAAGGCTGCCGAGATCCATTGAAAGTTACAAAAGTCGTGCCCGTCACACTCAACAACCGCGTGGATCTCGTCTGTCTCAACGCTTTGCGCCTCGATGCTCGCTCTTACTAGGCCCTCGGCATTTCTGTACGCGGCCATGTCTTCTAGCCTACTGGCAGGCCGAGACCACTGCCCCCAACGTGACGCCCGACCGTTGAAGTCGAAGCGCCAGCGAAGTCGGTATTTATCTAGGTTTGCGTGCACAGTTTAAATCCAGTATAGTGACGTAAGTCCTTGATATTTAAGCTGTATAACTAAAGATTGTCGTGAAAGACCATTGAAGCACACCGCCTATTGACGCTGTAGAAGGCAAACAGTAGCGCAGACGAATCTGGGCGCGGTTGCCTCGTACAGTGTCGCTCGATTTACCAATCTTGCCAGCCTCGGGAGCTGATGGAGCTACCTTGGTTGAGCCGTTCCAGTAGAACGCCGCGTCTTCGTGCATTGCGATGGGATTAGCAATAGTCCCGTACTGAACGAGGCTAAGAGTTTTACCAAAGATACGCTTTTGCCCGCTTGCAACCCGAGCCGGATCAAACTGACTAGCTGTAGAGACAGCGTACGACATGTCCATGTGCAGCCCGGACAAGCCGCCGTTCGCGTTGTTAGCCGAGCTGCCGTCGTCATCTTCGCCCTGTGCAAGCAAGGTAGCCAAGTCAGCCGACGCGTTGGCTGCACCGCCGTAGTTGGTTCCCGAAAACTCGCTTATATAAAAGGAAATATTAGTGATCGGATCCACTGTTGCATCGTGGGAAAGGTACAGGTCTTTAGACCCGCCGTTAGCCGACTGAAGGCCAGACAGCGGGGCATAGCTGCCGTTAGAAGCTTGACCAAGGTCCGCGCCGGTGTCGCCACCCGATAGACCATCGGCAATGTCCGATGCCGCCGTTGCGGTCGAACCAATTTTGAGAGTTACTAAAGCCATTGTTATGTCTCCTCGTCTATCGTTGCGTTATATCCACCGACGGTTCCGCTGTAGACCGTGCTAGTTGCGTTGAATGGGACCATTTGAAAGACCCAAAGTTTCATGGGGAGCTTTAGACCGATTGGGTCGTAGCCAATCTCACGGACCATTGCGGCCACGTTTGTGTACTCCACACTACCAATCGAAATATCTAGCTTTATTATATCCCCAATATCCCTAAGACAGCTTCTCCACGTAGCCGTTAGGTCTGCAATTTCTAGCGAGCTTGAGGCAATGCGTAGGATTTCTTTTACTTGATTTGCAACAACCGCCGGTTCGTACAGGTTAGGAAACGTAATTTGTTTAGAAATAGCCTTGCCGCCAATCTGGGTAATGGCTGCCGTATTCTTATAGACCCTCGTTTGCTGCGAGTTTTCGCGTCTCACGGGATGGTAGTCGTAGGTTCCACGGGCTCTATTAAAATTGTTCTTCTCGTCTAGATACGGCTTAAAACTGTCTTTCTCGATGTCCCAGTTTTTCAGCGTATAGCTCTGATGTGCCCAGTCTTCAAAGTGAAGGCTGTTTATTTTCAGCTTTTGGTCCCTCGATATGAAAGCTTCAAGTCTCACTTGTTCCAGAAGAGACAGAGCATACTGGATCGCCGACTTGGGCTCGTCTTCGTAGATGCGGCTTTTAAACGTCGATATGGCCGACTGCGTAGGCGTGGCCTTATCCCGGTAGGTATCCCAGTTGGCGTCGAAGTCCGTGCTTTCTAGGCCCCCGTATGTCTCTAGGATATCCCTGGCCTGGGCGATGATGTTACTTGAGTGAGCACCTGCTGTTCCTAGCTCCTTGCCTTTTACGCGGACATAGAATTGATCGCCGCTTGAGTAGGTATAAGGCTGGCTGTCTTTCCACAGTTCACCGTCCTGCTTTACCGTGAAACGGTTATTACCCGTTCCGATAACCGTAATCTCACTTGTAGGAACGAGGTAAAAGAAGTCTCCGCTTTTTAGAAACACGTTGGCCGAATCAAAGTAGGGCAGCGCCGCCGTTGAGATTAAAAGCTCGACCGGTTGCCGTGGCTCATCTTCAATGGTGCCGTTCACGTATGGGTTAGCGCCGTTAATAGGGGTCACAGGGATAACGGCTGGATCCGGGGCAAGGCTGGTCGTCCAGTCGCCGTAGATTACCGGGGCGTATTTGCCTTCGTACTGGTCTTCTAGGTACGGGAATGCCGACTTACTGATGACCTCACCCGGAAACTCTGCCGTTAGCTGGTCGAAGATATCCCGAGCAATGACAGTGATCGACTTAACCGAGCGTTTCATCCCGCCTACGTCAGTAATCCGGCCCTGAAAGATCGGAAAGTAGGTACTCCCAAGCTCACCAAGGCCCATCTTCACAGTGACAGGCTTATTGATCCACGGGCTATAGTTCACCCCTCCGGCTAGGTACTCGTTGTATTTCCCATCGACGTTAGACAGTTCAATCTGGAGGGTACTAAACTGGATCTCAGGAACCAGCCAGTCACCAAGGGTCCGGGAAATTACCGGGATATTAGTTCTAGCCTGGTAGAAATACCCAGTCCCGTCATCGACCACGTACTTGTTTCGGTCGGATACCCTTACCTTCGTCTCTCCCAGGTCAATCTCGCAGACTACTTCTAGCCTGCAATCTAGATTCTCCTGCGACCAGTCTAAAAAAGCTTGGTTTAGAGTCGTTGCTGTTAGGTATTTTCTGCGGTCGGCTCCACTCATAAGCTTTCGTCGACCTCCAGCGTGAAGCTCACGTAGTCGGCACTGTCGCCCATCGACTGATGCTGTTCGCTTGGGATCGTCGCAAGCTTACCGAACACGCCAAACCTTGTTGGGGTCCGAGGTGTAGGAACCCAAAGAGCCTTAAGAGAGGTACGGCAGTAGTTAAATATACCCGTGAGTATCGAGTAGTTTTCCCGGTTAAAGTCTAGGCTTCTGAACTCTAGGGTCACTGCGTTCTTAAGTGCGCGGTCGTTAGAGACAGCCGTAAAGCCCTCGGTCACTACTTTATCGGCAAAGTGCTTCGGTGTTTTAACGATGGTATCGACGACGTTTTCACCCTGAAAGATCGACGCCGATCCAAAGACAATTGTACCGACTTGGATATACGGTAGACCAGCATCGGAGAAGCTAAAGCGCCAGTAGCGGTAGCTTTGTAGCGGGATGGTGTCGGCTATCCAGATGACGTTTTCTGTGCCGTCTGGCCGGACTTGATAAAGCACCGTATTGGAGAAGCTAGGCGACTGAGAGCCTTCAATCCTAATCGTTCCAGTGACTCTTAGGTTATGGCCTAAGATGCCGATGGTGTCGACAAAGACGCCGTTACTGATCTGGGTATCGCAAACGATTGTACAGTTAGTGACCGATGGCGACCTAAACGCCTGCTCGACGATATCCGTATTGAGATTATTGACGCTAAAGTCGCCGGGACTTTGCTCTCCCACCGCAATCGACCAGTTGCTTCCTGTCGTCCCTCGGCTTGGGAAGTTAGACAGGATCCGAAGGTTAGTGGTGTTGTAAAGCACCTTCCTAACCTGCATGGCGATGGACTTAGACTTCTTAGCCTCGACCTGCATTTTGACGGTTTTAGAGTCGTCAATGCGGCGCTCGACTTCGGAATTAAGCACCTTGACGGTGGTAATCTTGCGGTCGACCTCGGCCAGGGTAAACTTGCGCTTAGCGGGTTTACGCTCAACCTGCATCAGAAGATCGGCACAGACAAAGCCCGTTAGGTACGGGGCTGTCATGTACTCGCTGGCGAGATATCCCTCTTCATCGCAGTCACCCTGGACAATGCGGTCACTGCTGACTTCCATCAGCGTCGTGCGGTCCGTGCCTTCAATGAGCCGGTCAACCTGCGAGTCAACCATGACGGGCTCAACCACAATCAGCCTATCGACCTCGGAAAGCGTCGTCGCTAGGGCGTCTACTCTGCGCTCCACCTGACTACTAACGGATACAGGTGAATCAATGCGGGCCTCAGACTGGGCCAGAATGGTCTTCTCGCCGGCTATCTGTAAGTCGACCTGCATAGCCAGGCCGTCGTATGCCGTCCCCTCGAAGTAAATCCCGTCGAGGTAAGCCGTATCGAGATAGCCGATTTCAAAGAAGATCGTCATTATTTCCTGACCCCGCCAGCGTAGACCACCGCCCGCCCGTCAAGAGATCCACGCTTAAGCTCGTCTCTCAGGGTTGGCATGATCCGCTGCCGTACAAAGTTTTCGTCAATCCGTTCTTTGGATTCAATTGTGAGGTGTAGCGTAATATTTTGCACGCTAGAACCGACGCCAGCCTTGCCCTGGTTCATGGCGTTCAGTACCGGCAGGCCGATGGCGCTTACCGATTGGCGGTTCATAACGAACTCTCCAGCCGTCAGCATGGCCGGGATCATGTCAGTACCGCCCGGACCTACTACCGGCCCACCAGTGGCCAGTTTAACCACTTTACCGATGTCTCCAGGGAGTAGGTCAGTCTCTCCGATAAGAGTCCCGCCAAAGTCTCGACCCAGAATGCTACCGCCGTAAGTAATGGCAGGGATCTTTAGGCCGTTCAGGGCGTCAATGATGCCGTTAATCACGTCGATCATCGGGTTAAATACGGCCTTGAATGCGTTGGTAACAACCACTGATCCAGAAGTGAAAGCGTCCGATATCGCCGTCTTGATCCCGGTAAGATCAATTTTAAACAAGTTCTGGAAGACTTTACCCAAACCAGAAAAGAGGCTTTCAATCGCTTTGCCAATAGCTGGCAGAGCCCCGGTCAATCCCGTAGATATCGACCCACCGAAGTCCTCAAAAGCTGTGCCGATGGTGTTCTTAAAGCCGTTCCATATCTTAGTACCCCAGTCCCCGAAGGTCTTGGCAACATCGCCGATTGCGGTCACTAGCCCATCCCACATGGCCTTGCCAAAGTCACCGATGAACTCCGCAGCTTTTACAAGGCCGTCCCAAATCTTGGTTCCCCATTCGCCGAAGGTCTTGGCTATGTCACCAACGGCAGTCACAAGGCCGTCCCACATAGCTTTGCCAAACTCGCCAATGTAAGCCGCCGCCGTTTTGAGGCCGTTCCAGATTTTAGTACCAGCGTCACCTAGCCACTTGGCCCCGTCGAGCATCGCCTTGACGAAGTAGTCCCAGATATTCTTACCAATCCCGCGAGCCGCATTAGTGATGTCATTCACCATGCCCTGAGCGCCTTTGTAGGCCTGGCTAAGAGCACTTACGGTGAATATCTTGCTAGTGTCCTGGGTGATATTGGCTAGGCTTTTAGAGAAATAACTCGCGTCTATGCCAACTTTTAGCTCTGGAGACTTCCATCCCTTCCAGACATCGCCGATGCCACGGAATAGACCAACGATCATTCGCCATATTGCATAGCCAGTGCTCTTAGTTAAAGAGGAAACAATATCTGGAATGCGTGCAACTAATTTGCCCACTAAATCAGGAAGCACCTCGGCCAATGCTTCCGCCAACTCTGGAAGAGCGTCGGCAATTGCAATAATCAAATCTGGCAACTTAGCCGCAATTTTCTTGAGGATAGAGGGCAAGGCCGCAGCAAGACCCTGAATTGCTCCGGGCAAAAAATCAGTCGCTCTGGCTATGATCTTATCGAGCCTGCCAAGCGCATTGATTAAAGCCCGAGGGAAGTCCATCAAAGCCTGTAGCGCCGAGGTAACGCCGTCGAGTAATCCAAGGATGATCTTGGGCATATCCATAATGACCTTGGCAATCATCATGTAGATATTACCCATCTCTCCCACTACGCTGCCAATATCTGACGCTATGGCCCCAACTTCAGGCGGAATCAGATCCGTGATCGACGTAGATACTTTATTGACGGCTTCGGTAGCCATCTTAGAAGCCTCTCCCATCCACTCGCCAATAAAGCTAGGCTTCACTTCTTTTTTGGGACCAACAAAATTTGGTGATGATTCGCTTACGTTTCCAGTTACTTTTTCTTTAAACTTAGTGGCAAGTGAGATGGCGTTTTTGAGGATTCCTTCTAGCCCCTCAAATACCTTGCTGAGCGACATGCCAGTAAGGTCTGACATCATCGAGTAGTATTCTTTGAAGTCCTGAAAGAAGTCGCCAAAGAGACTATTGGACCGTACTAGATTACTGATGTTCTTGGCGTAGATATCCCCAGTCAGTCGCTTCTGTACCTCATACTGCTCGATAACAGCATCGGTAAGTAGACCCTGGAGTTCAGCTTCTGTGCGCTTTAATTCGATGGCGTTTAAGCTTTCCTGGTTCTGGAAGCTTAGGGCGTCCATACCTAGAAAGCTCATCTCAGCGTAGACATTAGCTAGGTCACGGGTTTCTTTGACGGTGGCCCTTAATATGTCAAAGCGCTTTTTTTCAATCTCTTGGTTTTTGTATAGTTCTAAAGACTCATAACCAATCTTTAAGAGAGCATCGGCCCTTTTCTTTTGATCGCCTTCCAATGCAGCAATCTTATGAATCTGGTCAAGTTCCTCTTTTCTCTGACTTGTCCTAGCAACGATGGAATTAATGACATTCTGGTCAGACTTAGCGCCTTCCAACTTGATCTTATTGACGGCGTCTTCTAAGTCTCTAACCTTCTTTAGGCTCTCCAGTTTAGCAGCTTGTATCTCTGCACTTTCGCTGTTCTTTAGAGACTTAATTGATTGGTTGATAATCATCTGTTCTTCAAGACGAACCCCACCAATTTTTTTCAAGCCAGCTTCAGTTTTATAGATTTGCTCTAAGCGTTGTTTTGTCTCTTCTTTAATTGCAGCAATGATGTTGCCTTGATCTTTAAGCTCTTTAATTTTTGCCGATTGTCTGTCTTCTTCAAGCTTTTTAATAGTATCGAATCTAAGCTTTTCGGCCTCGACCCTAGCTATAATTACTTCTTTTTCGGCAGACGCAAGCTTTTCAGCCGTCTCTTTTGGAGACATCTTTACATCAAAGACAGCCCCTAGTTGCTTTTTAGTATCGGCAACTTTCATAGCTGCACGTTCAAAGTCATTAGCTAATGCTTTTTGCAACTCTGAAACTTCACTAAAGTCTTTATTGATCTCTTTAGCTGCCTTGGTAGCCGTATCTCTAAACTTCTTAACGGCTGCATTTACTTGGTCAACACTTGAAACAATGGCTTTAGCTTTTAGAGTTTGCGAAGGGAATACATCTTCCCATGATTGTTTAATTTCGTCAGATAGTGAATTGATCTGATTTTCAATGTCTTCAAGCATAAGCTGGTAAGCTAAGAAGTCTTCTTCAGAACTCGAAAAAGCCTGTTGAAATTGTACGATCAGGCTAGACCCCATAAGGATCGCTTCACCAAGCCCATTAACAACGGTGCTAGATATAGCTGCCACGATGTCTAAAAGCTTGGTCATTGCTAGAGATAAAAAGCTTACTTTATCGGCCTGAGCATTCATTGATGACCCAAGTTCTTCCGATGCTTGGGCAGTAGAGCCAAATGAGGCTGACATATTTTTTAAGATGTAAGACATTCCACCACTGGAAGCTGTCATCTTCTTAAGAGCGAAATCAGCAAATAAGATAGCCGCAGCTAACGGCGCTAAAACACTCAGCAAAGATCCCATCATTGCGCCGAGTGAAATTTGAACTCCCATGTAAGCTAGAGCAGCACCGCGAAGAAGCTTAAAAGCTACAACTATGGCTGTAATTCCAAGAGAAAACTTAATCAGTGATCCAATGCCGATAAACAAGATAGCGAAGAAATCTTTAAGCACTCCGATGACATGCAAGATTGGTTTCGGCATATCAGCAAATGCTGTGTAAGCCTTAATGGTCTGAGCTGTAAAGTATCTAGTTAAAACAGCATGTTGACCAAGAGTGATATTTACATCGTCGACCGTCTTTTTATAAAGGATCTGGGCGCCGGTTATAGTGTCGGTCTGAGCTGCGGCAGCTCCAATAATTGGGGCTGTCTGCTCGTACAAAGTCTTGAGCCTAGCCATGGTCGCCTGCTCTTCGTCAAGCTGTTCGACGGCTAGCCCAGTAGACTTTACATAGGCACTCTTGGCTAAGACTGAGTTTCTTAGGTCAAAGCCTAGTTGAGTCAACGACGATGACTCTCCAGATATGGCCGAGATAGTTTTTTGAGTGGTTTCTGTAAGGTCCGTACCTGAGACAGCGGCTAAATCTGCCGATGTTTTCAGAATCTTGATTGCGTCTTCAAACCCAAGTCCAAGGTGTGCTGTCTCACGGGTGATTAATTTAATAGCACCGGCTATTGAATCTCGACTAAATGTGGTTGTCATGTTTACTTGTTGTAAGACATCACTCCACTTACCTAAAGAGCCTACGGCTTTATTGCCAAACTCCATGGCAAAGCCGTTTATGGTGCTACTAAACTGCTTCATGCTGAATTGATACTTTTCAAACTCGTCAGATGATTTTCTCATCTCTTCAAGCATGGTCGTACCAAATGCAACTGCAAGGTCACCCATCTTGTTGATGGCAAAACCTACGGCGGCTGAAAAACCACCTAATAAAATCCCAGAGAATTTAAGAATAGTGCCTGTAGTCCGTACAAATGCACTATTAGATTCTTCTAGCTTCGACCCAAGCATAATTAGCGACGGGGTTAATATCCCGATGATATCGGTAATGACAAAGAACGACCCGGGAAGAGTCTTTTTTACTACATTCCCAATTGCGTTAAATGCACCGGCAACCTTTCCAACAGTACCAACGACACCATCTAAACCACTGGCAAACTTCTTGATGAGCTCTAAAACATTATCTTTCATGACGACAATGCCGCCAAGCAAAGCTCCAGCAATCAACAGTTGATTATCACTTATGACTTTCGATGTTTTATCAAACGTTTGATAAACTTCAGCCATGGCATCTTTTGCCGATTGAACTATTCCGCTTTGTCTATTTGCCGTTTCTTGAACTATCTGAGCCGTTTTCTTAGTAGCTTCCTGAGCCTTAGTCTGGGCATCTATGGCCGACTTCATATAGGCCATGGTCTCGGCATTAGACGACTTAAGAGCTACCGATAGCTTGGCAAACACATCTGACCACTGCTTGAGAGCTTCCGTATTTTGGTCGGCCTGTTTCGCCGAATCTCGCAACTTAGAATTAAATTGCTCAATGTCCGCTGCTGCGGCTTTGCCGTTCACCGAAATATCAACTACCAGTGAATCTTTAGTGACTGCCACGCTTTAATCCTCACTTGCCCTTAGTCGGCCCGTTTGTACTACCGTCGCCTAAGATCATTTTTGCTCTGCTGACGAACTTCTGATTGTCGTAAAATGGTAAAAACCAAGCTAGCAGCTCGATCCAATAATCTGATTGTTCTGAAAGTGATCCGTTATCAAGCATCGTACCAGTCTCAGCCGCTACTATCAAAAGCCGATAGAGTCCAACGGCCTCGGAGTCCCACGTTGCCTTGCCGGGACAAAAGCCGTAAAGGGTTCCACCCTTCTCAACGTACATGGGAAACACAGCGCTATCGTCTGAGGTAAAGTCTTCGCGTGGGTCTTGGCATCTGCGGAGGGTCTGGACCCGAGCCGGGCAGGTCGTACAGTCAAACGACCGGCCCTGTGATTTTAGTTTAGCGTGGTCGGCAAAACTAAGCTCGGCTAGTGCCATTATTTTTTTTTGATACCATCGCCAATATCTTTAGAACCAACGGCCGTTTGGCGTGCCCTGTAGAGGTCCATCACAAGGCCTGCTGCTTGGAGAAGACTCATTAGGTCTTCGCTAGCGCCGCCGTCCGAGTGGGCTTTAAAGTCGATTTTGTCTTCGCCGGCAACTGTCGCTGGATTCTCAACCGAGATGATCGAGCAGCGTACTTCTTCCAGCATGAAAGCCGGTTGGATCTGAACTTCGCCGCCCTTATAGCTAAACTGCTGGTTCTGTACGCCCTGAGCCAGACGGTACGGCAGCACTTTACGCATCACTAGGCGGGTTGGTTCCTCGACTAGCCGTAAATGTTCCTCGTTTAGTGATTCAAGGTACAGATCATAGTCAGCACCTTCGCCTAAAGCTGAGTCGATACGCATGACAACTTTAAAAGATTCGGATTTAGACGGCAGCTTTAAAGCCATGTTTTCCTCCAGGAAGTAAAAAAATAGGATGGGTATAAACCCACCCTATCAATAAAAGCGTATAATGTTTACTTAAATTCTACGGCGATCTCGTCAGCAGCATCTACTGCGGATTGGTAAGCATCACCCTCGAAAGAGACTGGAACCGAGCCGGTATCAGGCAAGCTGAAGGCTGGTACTTTGAACTTAACCGATGGGCAAGCCACTTCCAGGTGACGGCCAGCCGCTTGACCCAGAACGATTTGAAGGTCTTGAGCTTCAAAGTCTTGGATCCGGTTAAAGAGGCGGATGGTCTCAGCGTTGAGGTTACACTCAACCGTTACAGTCGCGGTTAGGCGGCTTCCTGGAACGAAGTAAGGACTAGCTAGGCCGTCCGTACCAAAGCTGTAGTTTACTACCTCGTGGTTATTTTGAATGTTCACGGTAGCCGAGCGGAATGCGCTCACGTCGAGGCTAGCAATGGTCATGCTACCAACTAGGCCGGTAACAGGATTATTGATTGCGCTTGGTGCTGCTGGCTCGTAGTAGCTTAGGTATACTGCAGCCGCGCTGCCGTCAGCATCAGCCAAGGCTGTACCGGAAAGAGTAATAACGTCGCCAGCGATACCGGTCACCATACGTGCCGATCCTGCCGGGGTGTCAGATGAGCGGGTCACGCCATCAGCTTTAACTAGCATGACTGCTGCGCCGACGCGGAAAGCATCGCCTTCGCCAGCTTGCAGGGTAACCGTGTTGCCGCCTTCGTTATCAACAGTCGACTTGCCGATACCAACGAAGAAAGCTTCCTTTGCTGCGCCCGACCACTCAACTTTAGCTTCGCCGTCGCCTGGGAACGACATATTGCCGCCTTGAATGAAGGCACCAGGGCTTTGACGGGCCCACTTGTCGCCGCACTCAAAGAGGGAAAAGGTAACGTCTGGGGCTGTCTCAGCCGTGTACTTCAGGTTTGGGCTAGTGACTTCTTTACCCAGTAGGGATTTGAAGAAGAGACGGTTAGCAGCGTCGATCTGGCTAGACGATGCAGCGCCAAGGCTTTCGTCAATATTGAAGTAGGTCGAAAAGCTAAAGCTCGTCTCTTTTTTCTTCTTGATAATGTCGGTGTGGTGACGGCCCGAACGGTGCGGGCTACTTTCAAACGCCTGAGAGTAGCTGATGCTACCGCCGCCGAGCGTCCAGAAAAAGTCACCGTTAGCAGGAACCGAAAGAACTCCTCTTTCTGATTCTGCTTTGGCGTACCAGCGCTGCTCTAGAGCCAAAACGTCGTTAGATGAGCTGTAGATATCCGCATAATTCTTAGCCACGTTTGACTCCTCAGTCAGTTACTAGTGGATCGTAATACAAAGCTTCAAGGTCCATGCGGACCACGTAATACGGTTCGATCAAATGCAAGTCAGTTTGGTTTCCAAGATATCTTAAATGAATCACGCCAGGTATGCCAAGATTTGGCAGTGACCATAGAACCCTCTCGACGCGGTACTGCGTGTTCCAAAGGTCGACTTGGCTTAGTGGAGCCTCGGGCGTGCTCTTCATCACCAGTTCTAGGGCGATGTTCCAAAGCTTTTTAGCCCGGCTTCGTTCGTGCTCGTTTGTCTCAGCGAGAGCGATAAGCTGGATGGCAGGACACTCGACCGACATAAAGTCGTCTGAGGTTAGCCGGATCTTGTCAAATTCGACTGACTTAATGACTTCCAGTGTCTCTAGCTTAGCGACAATGGCACGGCTGATAAGCGTTTTCATGCAATCAGTCATTTGCGTATCAGCTCGTAGCGAATGGAGTTAATTAAATTACCCGTATTGATAAGCCCCTGTGAGCGGATATTGCGGACAATCTGTGTCTCAAGAATCATACCGATCCTGAGAAGTGCTTTCTCCAGTCCGAGGGTATCTTGCGTTATCCCTTGGCTGATGATTTGCATGATCTGGCTGCGTCGTTGTTCCAAGGCTGGGCCTATGTAGGAACGCTTAGGCATATTCATCCGCCGGGGGTGCTGGCGTACCGTAATAGACTTGGGCCTAATGGATCTTCCGAAGGCGCTGGTAATCATCCTTTGGTGAGTGGGTACAGTGACCACCCCCCTGTAACCGAACTCGTGTACAGCCGCATACGGCACTCCAAACGAGCCAACTCTAACGCCAACGGCCCCCGACTCTCTTAGGGCCGCGTATTTGGCTGCGAGACGGTTAGCAACTTCTTTGGAGTTAGTTTTTACACTCATAGGTTGGCAATCGGCCTGTCAATCAACGGCAGGTCCGTTCGTTTGTAGTCAAGGATGGCTTCTTTTATCATGGGAGGCATTTCGGCAAGTATGCCGACCGTCTCGTCGCCTTTAGTTTTAGAGGTACGCCCCATATCACCGCGCTCTCTGTGCCGGTAGTACCACTCGACCAGCCACAGACAGACAAGCTCTAGGTCTGCAAGCTGACCGATATGGTCGGTAGAGTTATATCCGGCAGTGTAGGCTATGCGGACATTGTTATACCCAACGTCAAAGTAATCGTTGAGCAGCACGACTGAATTTTGTTCGTCGCAGATAGCATAGTTGGATGGGTCAATGATGGTGGATGCACCAAACTGACTTGAGTTGTCCATGTTGATTTGACTAACTGCAGTAACCGGCCACTGACGAAGCGTGATGATGTTGCTTCTGCGTCCTGATCTCAGCTCGACATGGGAGCGAGACTTAAGGGCGCGGTCGGTCATTGATTCCATACGCTGCGAGGCGGCATTGATTAAAAGTTCAAGCCGTGCGCTCTGCGTCGTGTCAGCCGTGGGGACATTTAAGTGAGCCTTAGCCACTTCCACGGTTGTAAGTGCGTATGGAGAAAGCGCCATTACTTAGCCTTCTTGCGTAGTTTCACATCTTTTTCTACCAGCTCAACCTTACGGCGTTTAGCTTCAGATTTTAGCACGGCAAAAAGTTGTGCGTGTTTAGCTAGGATAGCATGACCTAGCTCTTCTGATACGTCGAGAAGCTCTCCAGGCTTTACGCTTTTGCAGAAAAATTCAGGTGTTTTTACTAAAACAACAACGTCACTGTGACCGCTGTACTGTAGTTGCATCGTAATTTCTCCGGGGATGTTTAGCTAACAGCTTAGATTTGCGCGGCGTTATATGCAAGACCTTGTCGCTATTCGATGATTGCGTAATATAGTTTATAAACAACCATTCAAGAGGTCTACTATGCGCCGTTTAGTCTTTGCTGCCTTGCTTGCCGTTTCGTGTTCACACAAAAGCGACGACGACAAGGAGGGGCAGACAGTACCAACAGCTCCATCAGGGCCGACATCACCAGCTAATCCTGGCGCCCCTGGAGGCATTGTCGAGCGAGAGCAGTACATGGTTTTTCATAATCTCAAGCGTTGTTGGCACCGTGTGGGTGATATCAAGTGGTCCGAGAGACTAGCCGATGGTGCTAGGGCTCACGCGGCTAAGTGTACGCTGAAGAAAGACCCTGCCATTTTTGGCAGCCTCGGCGAAAACATTGCTCACGGTAAAGTACTGGGCCAGATCAAGGCGCAAGATAACTGGTATCTGCCGTTTATTTATTACCCATACGGAGATAAAAACGGGACACCTGCGACGGCTGAGTTTAGTCAGATCGTATGGAGAGAGACGGTTGAGCTTGGCTGTGGGTCGGCTAAGTGCGGGGATGAAAACTATTATGTATGCCGCTATAGCCCAGCGGGTAATGTAGCCGGCAAGTATGACACCAATGTTTATTCGCTAGATCCAGGATTCATGAAGTGTACGGGAATGCCGAGGAAGTAAAAATGGGAACCCCCCTGGCGAAGGGGATTCCCTGAAGCTAATGAGATGCTATTTCCATATCACAACCCAGTAATTGTTGACCATAGCCGCGCCAACTTCGCTCTGGTTCCTGTCATACATGATGGCAGCGTGACCAGGGCTATAGGTCCAGGCTTGTACGGCCTCGGCGGGTGTACCTTGGCCACAGGCAATTATCTCGCCGTCTGCCGATGCGCCGCAGCCCGATGCCCTGTCCCACGGGCTAGACCCGTCTGACCCACTGTGCGAACACGATCCCCGCACGCCAACGTCATTTGCATGGCGCTGGGCCGCACAGGTGAGACCTGGAGTTGCAACTACCGTGGGAAGACCGCGCTCACTTCTGACTCGGTTGATCTCGACTATAAGCGCCGTAACTTGGTCCGAGGCGGGAGGTGGTGGGCTTCCAGCATCGGGCGGCATTGGCTCACTTGGGGATCCTGGCAGACCAGGTCCCGGCAAGTTGGGCAGGTTGGGAAATCCCGGAATACCGGGGAAGCTCGGGAGCTGCGGCATACCTGGAATACTGGGAAATCCAGGTATAGGCCAGCCACTACCACCGTCAGACGGCGGCTGCGGTTGCACAATCACTGGCGGCGGAGGATCTTTCTTTTTTTCCTCTTTGCCGCAGCTAACAAGTAAACCAACTATCAATAATTGTTTAATCATACGTCTCCTTAAAAATTAGCTTACTGAAATATCGAAAGCCTCCGGGCTGTCGATCTCGTCGCGGTTGACGCGAACACGATTGTTGTTGATGTCTCTGATCTGCACGGCCTTCAGCTTGTAGGTGTCGCCGCTTTCTGCCTGCGCCTTAAACTTACCTGCTAGTGTGACTGCGCCTTTAAAGCCAAGGCCAACGATCCGGTCGGTGTCGCCGTAGGGGACATTTTCGTTCACAAAGACTGCGCTGACCCTGTGCCAGGTGTTTTGCTCGGAAAGCGTCGGGTGGTTGGCGATCTTGGGTAGCGACTGCAGCACACTCCGAGACATCGTGAGGGTAACTTTCTCGCCCGAGACATAGGCCGGAGGCACACTAACCAGCGGAGTCGCCACGGTGACGGCAACGAGAATGCTAGCCGTAACGTAGCCGCCCGAGTTTGTCGCTGTGACTGTGTAGCTAACCTGGCTAGATGCTGCTGTCGGGTTTCCTGTGATGACACCCGTCGTGACGTTGAACGACAGACCAGACGGCAGGGCAGGGCTAATGCTCCACGACGTAACGGCACCACCCGAGACACTTGGCGACTTCGCACTGATGGCCGCGTCTTTAATCAGCGTCATCGGGCTAGCCGAGTAGCTAAGAGAGCTTGGTGCCACGTCGTTAATCGTAATGCTGACTTGTGCTGTCGTCGATCCACCCGTGTTAGTCGCGGTGACGGTGTAGGCTGTAGCCCCGCCGAATACCGTTGGCGTGCCTGAGATGACACCTGTCGAAGTATTGAGGCTTAGGCCTGCCGGAAGTGCTGGGCTTACCAAATAGCTAACTACTGCCCCCCCTGAGCTAGACGGACTATTTGCTGCAATCGCTGTGCTCTTAGAATATGTCGGAGCACTGTAGGCATAGCTCAGGCTAGACGGTGCTACGTCATTAATCGCAATGTTTACCACAGCCGTTGTTGAGCCACCTGTATTGGAAGCTGTGACGGTATAGTCTGCCGCCGCGCCAAAGACGCTAGGAGTGCCACTAATGACGCCCGTTGACGCATTCAGCGATAAGCCACTAGGCAGAGATGGGTTGACGCTGTAACTGACAACGGCACCACCTGAGCTTGTCGGGCTGTTGGCCGTGATCGCCGCATTCTTAGAGTAGGTCGGCGAGCTGTAAGCGTAGCTCATCGAGCTTGGGGCAACGTCGTTAACCGTGAACGCAAGTAGCGCCCCAGTGGATCCACCGGCATTGCTGGCGGTTACTAGGTAGCTATTGACGGCAGAAACTGCAGTCGGAGTCCCCGTGATGACACCCGTCGACGTATTAAAGCTAAGGCCCGCAGGTAGAGCTGGGCTGATAGTCCAGGATGTAGCCGTCTCGCCGGCGTAACTAGGGCTATTTTGCGAGATCGCAGTGCCCTTGGTCATGACTAGGCTTTCAGCCGTATAGGTCAGAGAAGCCGGCGCTAGGACTTGCATATATGCAGCCGTCACGTATGAGGCTGTCAGGTATCCGTACATAGTTTACCCCCAAAAGAGAGGGCGGAGGGCCGAAGCCTCCCCGCCCGAGAAGTTGTCTAACTAGAAATTAAGGGACGTAGGAAAACTGGAAGTACATAACGTCGCCTGCGTCTAGTGCAGTTGCGCCGCCCGTAGCAAAGTCACCAGCAAAGGTGATGCGGGTCACGCCGCCAACAACGCTAACTGTATAGTCGTCGCCTTCGTGCATGTAACCACCGGCACCGCCGCTGATGAAGACCATCGTGCTGTTGGCTTTAGCTTCATACGCGAGGTCGACATACTGGTTAGTGATATCGCCCGAGACCAAGACTTTCTTTTGCTTGTGGAACGTTCCCGAGTTAAGGGAACCGACCTGGCTTTGCAAGTCGGTGATTTCAGCGTCGTGCGTATCGAGCTGATCCTGAAGTCCTTCGTCGGCTGCCTCGCGTGCGGATTGCTCGGAAGCCACTATTCCGTCGGCGTAGGTCTCGGCGTCGGCCTGGGCCTTAGCAATCGAGCCTACAGTGGTTGCGTCACCTTCTACGATATCAAGGCGAGCGTCTAGAGCGTCGTCGCCGTCTTGGCGAAGGCCCGCTTCGGTGGAGACTTCGCTGTCGGTGTAGTCCTTAGCGTCTTTCAGCGCCTTAGCTACTGAACCAGCGACGGTGTCGGCACCTTCGATGATGTCCAGGCGGGCGTCGAGAGCGTCGTCAGCGTCACTGCGCAGGCCAGCTTCAACCGAGATTGCCGCATCGCGGTCAATGACTTCCTGAGCGATCTCGGCGTCGGTGTAGTCGTAAGCTTGCTTTTTAGCCCACAGTACCGATCCGCTGGTAACGTCGCTGCCTTCGATCACGTCGAGGCGGCTGTCTAGACCAGAGATCTGGTTGCCGATGGTAACAGCGAAGTTCTCATCGCTGCCAAGTGCATCAGCAAGCTCTTTCAACGTGTTGAGCAACGCGGGTGCGCCGTTGACCAAAGCTGTAACAGCATTGTCAGTGTAGGCCTTAGCGTCTTTGAGAGACTTAGCAACGGAGCCAACAACGGTGTCAGCGCCTTCGATTACGTCCAAGCGACCATCTAAGAGGTCGTCGGCTGCCATGCGGGCGTCGATCTCGTCTTGCAAGCCCGAGCCGGAAAGAGCGGACAGGTCGTCGATTTGTTGCTGGAGGCTAGCATCAGCGCCGTCAACGTAGGTTTTGGTAGTTGGGTCAGCTTCGAGTACGTCGAGGCGGCCGTCTAAGAGGTCGTCAGCAGCGACGCGAGCGTCTTCTTCTGTGCCTACAATGCTGTCGGCGTAGTCTTTAGCGTCTTTCTCAGCCTTAGCAACCGAGCCTTCAACCGAGTCAGCGCCTTCGATGATGTCGAGGCGACCATCGAGTAGGTCGTCGGCGTCCATGCGAGCTTGTTGCTCACCGGACACGGCGCTTTCGCGGGCCAACTCTTCAGCGTCGATTAGGCCTTCAAGAGCTGTCTGAGCCACGCTGATGGCAGCGTCACGGTCGATAACTTCTTGAGCCATCTCGCTGTCGGTGTAATCAAACGCTTGTTTCTTAGCCCAAAGAACGGAGCCTTCAACCGTGTTAGCGCCTTCGATGACATCCAGGCGTCCGTCAAGAGCAGAGATTTGACCAGCAATGGTGGTGGCAAAATTCTCGTCCGAGCCAAGGGCGTCAGCTAGTTCCTTGAGAGTATCAAGCAAAGCTGTGGCACCGTTGACCAAAGAACTAATGGCGGAATCAGTGTAGCTGTTGGCGCTGTTTAAAGCATCGCCAGCTTCCTGAGCTGCTTTGCTGTCGACGTAACCTTTGCGGGAAACTTGTGTTTCGCTCGTTGGGTCACTGCTGACAACGGGAAGGATTAAAAACTCTGGAACGTCGGAACCGTTGACTTTTAGAAAGCTAACAGAGCCGTTTCCTGCTGCGTTTACGGCCCTCAGAGCTTCGTCGTTAGACAGCTTGATTTTAGACCCGTCGACGCTGTCGGGTCGTAGAAACTTCTTAGCTAGACGTGACATTAAAAAACTCCCATCTTGTGCGAGATGCATACCCGCGCAAATTGATCTGGCTAGCCTGTGTTTGTATTTTAACCTAGAAAGGCGATGCGTACATAGTCGCCGACTTCAAGGATTGCTTCAAGATCCGTACCGTCCCAACTCACGATTTGCTCGGAAACCGTAAAGTCGATGCCGTTTATCTGGTACATGCCACCGATAACGTCGAGCGTAACTTGCTCGGGATAGTAGGCCCGTGTTGGTAGTGAGTAGCTTTTGGCGTCTATGATATCTTGCGTGATTTCTACGTGTAAAATCTGGTAGTCCGGGAAGGTCGAATAAACAATTCTAACAACGTCCCCCTCTTCGATGAGAGTGGAAAGCTCACCGTCCCCCCAACTTAAAGTCGTATTCACCACGTTAAAATCAGAGCCGATAAGCTGAGGGACACCCTCCAGTATATCAAATGCGACTTGTTGTGTATTGGCTGGGGTGGCCTGAAGAAATAACGATTTAGTTTGAAACTCTAGCGCGGTAATGGTCCGGTACTCGACCCTAACAGGCCCCGCATTACTCGATGCGAGAAGTTGGACGATTGCATCTTGTACCGTGATCGCTTCAATGCCGAGAGAAGACCCATCAATTGGAATCTGCTCGGCTGTCTGCGTCCGGGTGAATAATGGAATGTCCACATTACGCCTGCGTTAAAATTACTACTTCATAAGATACGGAATGATTCACCCCACCGTCCAAGTGAATTTGCCTAATCTCACCCCGAGGGGCGACCGAAAATGCTTCACCAGGCGCAAGCTTGATCCAGTTGCTTTGACCATCTATAGAAAAAAGCAGTCTATAAGAGTTCGTTTGGTCGATGGCACAGCGAATACTCATCTGCTGTATGGGCTGACCCACGACCGGCGGCAGTGAGGTGACCGTGCCGATAGTTGTAGATCCGGTATAAACGGTGGTCTTACCAAGGCCGAATTGGATATCAGAAACGGCCTCAGTCTTAAGCGTAAGCCACTGGCCGTAAGTTACTGTACCGCCCGATATGACCGTTTTGATTCTGGGGCGATTATGGAAACGAGTAATAGACGTTTTAGATATGGCGTTGGCAGTGTCTAGGATCTCGTGACCGCCAAGCCACACTTTATCTTCAGACTTATCACTAAGCCCTACGTCTTCAAACGTGACCATGATCGAAGCGCCGGTACTTATGGACTCCACAAACACGGTCGATACGAGCGCATTACCCTCGGCCCAAAGAGGCTGATAGTAAGTGCCTGGGGCCGTCTCGGAGAGCTCCTTGATTGCCACAGTTTCGTTAGGACGTAGTTTAAAAAGTACCATGTACAGCGCGTCCAAAAAAAAGGGGCGAGTTTGACCCCGCCCCGCAGATAAATCGCCGAATCAATTAGAGCGTAATGTTGTAACCGTAGCATACCGATGCTTCGCTTGCACTCTGAGCATGACCTTGGAAGTCAAGACGTTGGTAAGCGGCCATCAAGTAGCGGTCATAGTTTGGCAAATCTTGGATGATACGCAGTTGTGGTGCGCGGCGCATACCGACGTAGTAGCGAGCAGCGTTGACCAAGACGATACCGCCTTTGGTGGTGGTTGTGCCGTCGTATACGCCCGAAGCGTTCAGGTCTTCGCGCATATGCTGGCTTACTACCACTGGGATACCGAGGATAGAAGCTAAAGACCCTTTGAGGATCTGAGCCGCCATTGGGCCTGCTTTGTCGACAGTGAGGATCTCAGGAAGACCCATTAACTGAGCATAAACAGCGGGGCCAACGATCCAAACTAGGTCGGCTGGGTTAACGCCAAACTTCTTCATCTGAGCGCGCATCTGCAAAAGTACCGTGGTGCTGAGAGCGCCAGCGATGTTTTTGGTGCCGCCGTTCGCACTGTTAGCCAAAGCTAGAGCGCGTAGGCCTTTCCACAGTTTCTCAGCGAGAAGAGCGGAACCAGCCTGGGTGTCGCTGTCTGGGTGCGAACCGTCGTTGTCGCCGTTGAGGATAGCGGATTCTACAGCGCGGTCATGTGACATAACGAGTTCTTGGCGAGCGATAGACAAAAAGTCTGGCGCGCTGTCTTCGTTAAGTTCTTCAGGAACGACGTGATAAGACTCGATCTTGCTAGCGGTAAAACGCAGCTTGTCGGTACCGAATTCACGGGCGCCAGCAGCCGCGCCTTCAGCAACTTTCTGAGCCTTCAGCACGTCCTTAACGACGGGTAGGTCGTATGGGCTCGACGGCATTTTGATCTCGCGGAAGCGAGCTTGCAATCCTAGTTCGAGTTCAAACTCTTGGATGTAGGCAGAGCTGATAAGCGTAGGAACAAACTCATCACCGTAGCCGGCAACGGTTGAGCCGAAAGCTTTCAGGCGGGGAGCCAACTCGGTGCGGCCGTAGTAGGTCTCAGCCAAGTTTTTGATGAAAGCAACGCGGTCGCTTTTTGGGTCAGCACCAACATGATCCAGGGGAGCGCCGTGGAACATTTGAGCCGTGAAGCGTGCAACGTCGACGGTCTTTTTAAGATCGCGAACAAGGTGCTTCAGCTCGGCATTGACGCCTTTGTACTGGGGAGCAGCCGTGTTGACTTGCAAAAGGTCTTTCACGTTGGTAACGCCAAATGCACGCAGGGCGCGGGTTTCGTCGCTAGAGTAGCTGTGGCCAGCGGTTGGCAAGTTGAGGGCTTTGGTTTTGGTTGCTTCAGCTTCTTTTTCAGCCGTTTCTTTCGCTGCTTCAGCTTCTTTTACTTTAGCTTCAGCGGCTTCAGCACGAGCCTTTAAGCCTTCGACGTCTTTCAGTAGAGACGCCACATCATCACGAGTAGCCATACAAATAAACTCCTAAATGGTTAATAACGGTGCGTCCCTACGCCCCGATTCGCGCTAAAGTTTTGTTTATCTCTTGAACGTATTGTCTAACGATTTCGGCGTCATTGGCAAGGTCGTCGTCGAGACTCATTTGCTGTGCTACGGGTGGCGGCACAGGATTGGGCTGAGCGACTTCGACGGGAGGTGACACTTGCTTGGGCGGCATAGCGTTAGCAAGCGCAGTGATTGCCTCGCGCAGAGCCTGCAACTCGCCCACGACTTGACCCAGCATGACGTTAGTTTGGCGAGCCTGCATTAAGGCTTCTGGTACGTCGACCACAGGCGCATCGCTGGGCAGTGGCACGGTCGGCAGTTGCTTCTGTGCAGTCTCGCCGGCTGATTTATCCTCTCCCTCGTCCATACACTGACCGACCACAGCAACCATTCCTGGAACTTTGTCATCTAGTGAAATGTCTTGAAGGGAAGCGAACTCATCGGGTGCCAATTGATTAAAGACCCAAAAGCCTTCTTCCTCGGATGGTAAACCGACAGACCAATCATTAGCCTCGGCCCATGCGGTCGCTTCTTCTTGGGTAGGAAACTGAGCTTTAGGAAGCTTAATAGCCTGGACCTCTAGCTCTAGTTCTTTCTTCTCACTAGGATCAGCCTCTTGGCTCTCTGTAGTGGCTTCATCGCTAGGGTTAGCTTCGCCTTCAGGCGCTGGCTCATCCGCCGCCTTAGTCTCTTCAGTCGCCTTCTCTGCATCTTCAGCAGGAGCTTTAGCAGGTGCATCGTCTGCCCCCTTGGTGACTTGAGCCTTAACCTCGTCGTAGTCGTAAGACTTAGAGACAACGAAGAGAGAATCCTGATTCATCGGTAAACTTACAATGCTGACTTCAAAGAGTTCGGCGGCTTTGATTTCAGTGATGCCCTTATCAATCGACTCAGCATCAATCAGGTCAAAACCAACCGAGAAAGCATTAAGAACACCCTCTTTTATTAGGTCGCGGATTTTACTGATTTCAGCATCGGCGCTAGAGCTGATCCTAGCCTTGATATATAAGCCTTCCTCCTTGGCTTCGATGACCTGCGCCTTACCAATTGGACGGCTTTTGTCATGATTCCAAAGGATAATGGCGTTCTTCTTGAAGTTGTCGAGCTGCCATGCCGACTTGGGGATGATGTCGCCACCACGGTCAACCACAGCTTTATTAGCCCAGCCCTCGATAGTCAGGCCCTTGCCACCGTCGACCGCCTTAAATGTCCCAAGCATTGCCTTATTATGATGCGTCATAACCCACCCCCTGCTGTAGCTTCTCGGTCTAACTTCCCAAACCCCATAGCCTCGGCGTCTTCCTTGCTCACTGCCACGACGCGGCAACGGCACTGGATAACGTCACCTGGATCCCCGCTAGGATCTCTTGGGTACATCAGGCCGTTAGAAAACTTTTTATTCGACGGCACCACTTCGCCTTGGAGACGCCTGTGGTCATAGTCAGAGTTTGGGTAAATGCCGCCTGGCCCCCGGACTCTCTCGTCTCCAGCATTGACCCACATCTTAAGAAGGGGACCAAGTACCTTCTCGGAGTCCTTCATGGCTTGCGCTTGGCCCACACTGGCCGCCGTCATGATCTCGGTGCGGGCAATCACCATCGCTCTTTTAGTCAGATTCTCGATATTAGAGAACCGGTCATCGGTAGCAATCGAGCGGGCGATCTGCTCAACAGTCAGCTTTTCTTTTACGCCGTTCTCAATGATCTGCATCATCTGCTCGGTCGTCGTATCAGACATATAAGCAAAGCTAGTCAGGCCACGGTCTTCCAGTAGTACGCGGCGCTTGGCTTCGTTCTTAGCCTTGATAGCTGCCAGCTTGTCGGCGTCTTCCTGATTGAACGAGACGGCCACGGTCGAGTCATAGCCGACGTTGATAGACGACTCAAGCTCGGGGAATAGTCCATTCATATATTGATCTTCAAGATCACCGAGAGCTTGCCTGATACGTTTTCTTAGAGTCTTAGGCGGTGGTAGCTCTTTCGTTGCCTTATCGGTGCCAAGAAGCACCCTAACGCCAGCATCGACTTGCCCAGCAAAGAGACTAAACAGCCGCTTCATCATTAATGGCATGGTTGACTGAGTGGTGTTTGCTATCTCATTATCGGTCTCTTCAAACCAACTCCCCACCGATTTCGATAAAAGAGTAAAGTTCTCCAAGTTTGTTGCTTTCACTTCTGAATTATTAGAAGTCTGTGCGCTTCCTAGCATTTGGGCTATGACTTCTTCGCTCATTCCAAAGAGACTAGCCAGCATCGCTGCGGCGCTTTCCCGCTTAATGATGCCCTTCTCCACGTCATGAACGACGCCTAGAGCTTGGTCTAGACTGAGCTGGGCCTGGGGAGGCGGCGCAAAGCTTGGCATCTGGGGAGCTGTACCGCGCACGGTGTCGCCGTTTTCGACGGGGTCTAGGTCATAGAGCTTGCCCCGGATTTCGTTGACTGTGTGGGTCGCTAGTAGGCGTTCCGCTAGGGCGGCTTTCTGCTCCTGGTCTTCTTGCAGAACATCAACGTCGGCTAGATCGAACTCTAGGAAATAGCCTTCGCCGAGTTCTTTAGCAAAAAACTTGGTCAGAGATCCCGAGATGCGGCGCATGATCGAGCGCAGTTGACCCGACCAGAAATTCTTGAGAGCGGTCTTGTACTCTTCACTGCCGAGGCTTCCCGACTCTGCCAGTCCCAGCTCATGCTTGGGGATCTGAAGCAGGTTCATGATGGTCTCGCGGTTGGCGCGGACGTACTCAATAAGCTGTTGGTCGGCTAGGGATTGGTTGAGAGTCTGTACGGTGACGCCCTTGGGAGTGATGAGCGTCTTACGTTGATTGGCCCGTCCTGTATACGCATTTTCAAACGATCGCAGTAGCCTGATAGCCTGCTTCTCGTTCGCCACGTCGGTCATCTCTAAAATGAGACCCGGCATTGCGCCTTTTAGGTAAAAATTATTTAGGTACTCAGTCGTGTACTTGTTGAAGTTCACGGCTTTGCGGCCTGGGATGAATGGGCTTAGGCCGTGCAGTCTACTCGTCGGGTTAGGCCGGCGAATATGACAGACTTCTTCGGGGTCAAACTTCAGTACCCGTTTAGTCAGGTCTTGCTGGTAATAGACGCGGTAACTTTTAATTGACCCGTCTTGGCCCACGTCAATGTGGGTTGACTCAGAGGGGAGCAATACGAGCTGGCCGGTCTTCTCGGCCCGCCAGACCATGGCGTTGCCCATCAAGCATTCATCGACCACAAGGGCGTACATCCAAGAGTGGTAATCTTGGTCTTCGTTGGGAGTCTCAAAAATTTTCTGTACAGCATGACCCTCGGCAGGCGAGACAGTTTTCTTGCCGTCTACCACTTCCTCTTTCATCACCCGAAGCCACTGACTGCTGATCTTCGAGGCGATCCGGTCACAGACGATAAAGACCCAGTCCTCAGAAAAAAACAGGTTCTTAAGAGACATCATATCGACGGCATTGCGCGGGTCTTGAGCAATAAAGCTGGCAGACGTATCGCTAACAATGTCCTGAGCGAGAGACTTCTCTTCAAGATATGCTGTGTAATCTGACTCGTCAGTCGTCGTCATCCGAGAGCCTTTGGTATAGTGTCTCCAGCTCCGAGAGAGCTTGAGGCTTTATGTCTTCTAAAAATTGGAGATCATTTTGCCTCTCAGCGTAATCCATTAGCGCGGAGTGAGCAAGAAGGAGGGCGCACACGGCATCGTCGTGACCGTTGCCCGAGGCGGCATACCTGAGTGTTCCAATCTCACTCGAATGAACCTCAAAGCCTTCTAACTCAGACAAAAGCGTGGGCCATGCTGGTATGAGAATAGACCTTTGCTCAAAGGCTGTGATGAGTCGATTTACCATCTCGGCTTTCGAAGCATTAGTAAAGGTAATCCCCCGGTAGTTTAGATCGGTGTAGGCTAGCTGGTCATCTATGGCCATGCCGACGCCGGTCTTGTCGTGATAAACGGCGTCACAGCCGCCAAACTTGCGCGAGAAAAGAACCAGCCGGCGGATGGCTTCGGTATACGGCTGCTTGTGAAAGCGTTGAAAGCCGACAATCTTCCTCGTTTCAAGATCGACTGCAATGAAGACGCAGTAGTCTAGCGTCTTGGCCCAGTCGGCCCCGATCACCACGGTGGATTTTTTTGAACTATCATCAAACCATGCCTGATCGTCCCCGTACAGGTCAAGCTCGGGCGTGTAAACACATTGCCTGTAGCTAGTGAATACTGAGCCTTCGTCCTCAAAAGAAGCCTCAAAAAACTGCCGAAAAAGCCTGGGAGCCAAGGCTTTGCGGGCGGCTTCGATGGACTCCCTTGGTACGTGCGGATTATCGGCAGTTGGGGCAGTGATAAAAATCTGCTTTGGGATCCTGCCTTCGTACTTAGCCCGCGCCATCTCGTCGGCTGCGTCCATGCACTTTCTGTAAAACCAATTCTTTCCGTAAGGGGTCGACACAAACATCATCGTACCCTTGGTCACGGTCACAGTGGTCTTGGCCGAGGCGTAGGCGTCTTCTTTGATCTTTGCGGATTCATCGAAAACGTAACCGTTAATACCGTAGCCTTCTAGGGATACAGGGTTTTGGGCGTGGTAAAACTGGATCATGGCGTTAGTTGATGGGAGCTTAATTTCCATCTCGGAAAGATTCAGCGAGACATGGGGTGGTGGCGGCAGAATCGTCTTGCAGTAGGCCAGACCGATCTTTGACTGAGTGTAGATCGGAGCGACCCAGCGGAACACAGAACGTGGTTTAGCCACCATGCCCGCGACAATGGCCGTCGAGGCGCTGATGGTCTTGCCCCACTTGGTGCCGCACGCCACATAGATTTCCTCGACCCCAGGATGCAAAAACGCCTGCATAATAAGCGCCTGCTTTTTTCCGTGGGGCTTTGGTGGGTCTATGATGTGAACGGCCATAGTTGGTCACTTGCCGATGTACCTCCAGTTATCCATTAGGAAACGGTAGATCGGCTCCTCCAGTTGATAGATGAGCTTGTGCGGTATCTTGATATTATACTCATATTCGAAAGCGTGGAGGATTTCATGAATTAAGGTCTTGGCCTTCTCTCTTTTCGATAGACCCGAATCCACCAAGATTTCCTTCTCGTCGCCGTCGCACTGCCCCGCCGCGTCGGGCTCTCCGGCAATCCCTCGCACGAAAAAAATCTCCCAGAGGGAGCCGTTGACGTAGATTGAATTTGGTATGTCACTCAGTTTCCAGCTCATCTAAAACCTCTCGTAGGGAATGAGTAACGGGGTGACACCGCCGTCCACCACGACGCCGACCCCTAGCCACGGTTTGAATTTTGAGTGTTTACCGTAAGCGTAGGCGTAGGCCTTTTGGTCAATCAGACAGCCAACGGCCATGCCCCAGCGTGTGCCGTGATCCGTGACAACGTGAGCAATACCGGCCGTGGCGTGAAGGTGCCCAAAGACCACCGAGACGCCCTTGTCGACGCAGGCTTGCCGGTAGGCCGTCTGTCCGCTGTAGCCCATGCCGTGAAAGAGGTGAACGCGCTGGCGTGCCATCTTTATGTCCCAGTGGTCACGCCATACCCACGACTTTGGAGCTCCCAGAATCTCTTGGTAAGCCCGCATCATCTGACTGGGGATACCGGCAGCGCTGGCTTTTCTGGCCCAGCGTAGGCCGTGGTTACTCACCGCTAGGCGCATCTGCGGGAAGGCCGCGTACCAAGCTTGCAGGCGTTTTCTAGCCTGGGCAATCTCACTGTTGGGAGTGTGCGAGGCGTCGGGGTCTTTGTCCCAGCCACCACCAAAATAATGGTCGACTTCGTCGCCGACGTGGAAGATGGCGTCCTTTGGAATCTTAAATTCTTTGGCCACTGCTTTGACAAAAGAGAGAGCACCGGCAGCTTCAAAAGGAATTTGTGTGTCGCTGATAAATAGCGCCCGCTGCACAAGTGCCCCCTCTGGGATTGGCTCCCGCTTCTGTTTGCTTTGTCAGATTGTATGGATGGGTTGATTATATCACGGTAGGCCGGTAACCTGTAATCATGCTGAGATCATGAAACCTCTTAGGGGCCTGGCTTTTCAAGTCAGGCTACTTTTTATTATCCACGATAAATTTCTCGACCGAAGCTATGTACGGGATTGCCGTTTCGTAGTCGTGAATGCGCGGGATATGCAGCATGAACTTTAGCTCGCAGTAGTCCTTGAGCATGTCGGCCACGTAGATTTCGGGGCAAATCCCATGCTTTTGCCAGAAGGCCCGCTCCCCTACGTCGTGAAGCTCACGATGCAAAAACTGATTGATCGGAACGACGCGGTAATCCGATGGCTTTAGACCCATGCCCCCACCGTGGGGGTGATACCTGAGATGATGGGCCACCACTCCGTGCTCAGACCCCGATACTATGCACGGGTGCGTGCGGACAAATTTTAGATAATCAGCATCTCTCGGAGTTTTCATTCGTCTTCCTCCAGGCTTGCTAGCAGGATGCGAAAGGCCTTACGTGCCGCCTGGGGCGTGAAGGCTGGGCGACTTTTTAGCCCGCACTCGTAGCACTCAAAAATCCAGCCGCCGTTAAACTGAAGCTCGGCGTCGCAGCCGCAGAAGCACGGCAGAAAATCTTTCATGTCTTTGACTCCCTAATGACGATGATGTCGACGTCAGTTGGCATAATAGAAACGTCGACGCGCATACGCCGGTAGTCGAGCCAAGCTCTGAGTTGATCGCATAGGGCATGAATTTCCGCGTCCGACATATTGTTTTTCGGGCGCAGTAATATTTTATCTCCATGCCGCACCTGCAAAACTTCGATGTCGTTCACGACCGCCATCGTATGCGCTCCTGTTTCTTTTTCTTCTATTAGAACAGGATGCAGGGACGGATTCTAGTCACCCCGGTCATTTTTCTCGATCACTTCGCCGTCTATTACTGTTTGGAGTAAAGAGCTGTCGGCTTGGACGGTCGTCTTGTAAACAACCTCCTGTGATACGGAGACCTGATGGCTATGGCTGTTTAGGATGGGGCTTAGCGACAGCTTGATGGCTTCGAGCTTTATCTTCTTGTCGTCTTCGTCAATCAGTTTGCCGAGGGCGTAGGCGGCTTTCTTGGCATTGCGTTCCATGATCTCCATGGTGGACTCGTTGACGGCGTCCCAGGCCCGCTTAAACGCCGGCTTGTCCATGCGCTTGCTGATCGTTGCATAGTGCATACCAACCTTCTTAGCGATGGTGCGGATATCAAGACGAGGATCGAGAGACTTAAGCTTAAGAATTTGTTTATCAACAACGTCCAGCTCAAAGGCTAGCTGGGCCTTTTCAATCCGTGCCTGAAGCTTATCAGTCGATTTCTTGGTCTTCATGTATTTTTACTTCGTGAATCTGGCCACTATGATCGCGGTAAAAAACTTCGTCCCAACGGCCCTTGATCGTAAAGCGCCGCTGTCCGCCGCCGCGTTCTTTAAAAACCGAGACACCAAAGCCAATCAGGTCGCTTTCAAAGACCCGGTTAATGCCCCGGCTGTCGGTCCAGGTGAACGTGTAGCTGTCGCCAACTTTACGCACGATGATTCTTTGCGGCCGGCGGTAGCCCGCCACAACAATGAAGATTCCAGCCAGCATGGTTATCTCCAAGTTAGAACGACGACTCGCTTTGCAAAAACTTAATGTTATCAACCACGATCTTGGTGGTCTTCACCTTCGCGCCGTCCTTCTCGTACTGCTCACTGCGAATCTTGCCTTCGACAAAGACGAGGGAGCCCTTCTTAAGATAATTTGCACAGGTATCAGCCGTTACACCCCAAGCCACCATATTGTGCCATTCCGAGTGGGTCTTGGTTTCGGTCGTGGTCTTGTGGTCAACCCGCTCATTAGTGACTAGCTTCATGTTGGCAACTGATAAACCAGACTGTGTTTTTTTCAAATCGACATCGTAGGCCAGTCGGCCCATCAGCATGACTTTGTTCATGTTGTCCTCGTTTATGGTTATGTGAGAGCCTAACTGGTTTCGCCTGTTGGTTCAAGGCTTGCGGAAGTTGACAAAAATAATGTTGTCAGCTTTATGGCGCCGGTAAAGCTGGCGGCATATGCCAATGGCAGTGACGGGAGCCGTGAGCACAATCCACAGGTAAACTAGGATTAGTTTTAAAAAGAGTGCGATATAGTAACCGGCCCGCCTCATTCAATCTCACCGAGAGCCCGGAAGAACTTGGCGACCTCGACCAGATTGGTGACCACAGCAGCCTCGGCCCCGGCCGATTTTAGGCGCACAAGCCATGCCGATTGCTCGACCGATAGCCGACCCGTCGCCGTCTTAAGCTCCAGCACCCAGAACTTGCCCGGATGTTTTTTTTGCAGGACTCCCGCAATGTCGGGAAAGCCCTTCAGTGGGTTGGAGGCCCAGGTGCCGCCCTTTTTCAGGACGGGACCAATCGGCATACGCCAATGCTCAATGTGATTTTTGCGCAAAAACTCTAAGACAGTCCGTTGGAAATCGGCTTCTAGCACGATGATCCCCGATATAATGTTGGATTAGGTAAAATCACCGTGCCTGATTTTTGCGGGAGAGTAAAGAGATCATGCCGGGGTGTAGAGCCTGGAGAATTGATCTTGAGACATATTGATTATGTAGCCGCGCTTATTCTTGACGATCCAAGATCCCGGCTCACAGTCGCGCCAGTGATTAGTCTCGTGGCGTAGACAGCGAAGCTTGCCGCTTCTGGAGCGCGTAATTTGCCGCGTGCCGGTCGTCATCTCAGCGACAACCCAGGTCGGTGGGTGGACGTTGTCGATGATCATCCAGGCTTCGACATGACCCTTCTCGCCGACCTTACTTGCCCACTTCATGATGCTGCTCTTTTACTCGTTTATAAATACTCATAGCCGCTAAGACTACCGTCGTGATTAGGGCAATGCCAATGAAGGCCATCATTAAAATAACGGCAAACAGCAGAACAAACGCCGATGACGCCTGAGCCATACCCCCACCACTCCCCCTGATGCATACCCCATCATACCTGTCTGGAACTTAAATTGGCAAATTTGCGTCCCAGTTACCCCCACGGCTGGACGTGCTCGGACTTCCACGGACTAAAACCGGGAACCGAACTCAAAAAAAACCCCGGCAGAAGGCCAGGGTTGGGAGCAGATATTTTGATCACCGAAAAAATGGCTCAATATTGTGATCGTAAAGAATTGCGCTAAAACGGTGCTCCAGCAATCTGATAAGTTCCGTGGCGTCGTCGCCCAGCTTTGCTATCAGGCCGTCAATTTCCTGGTCGCTATAGCCGTGCTTCCGTGCTGGCCTAAAGATCGACCCGCGCACATCGACGAGAGCCGAGAAGGCATCGGCCCCCATCCGTGCATAGTCGAAGTCTTCGCTTTCTTCTGGGAGCGTAAAAGTAAGGGTGGCTTTCATAGGCCAAGCTCCTTGGTCAGGCAATGATGCAGCGCGAGGCAATCCAATCCCTTTATCGCTGAATCATCCAGAGCCTTCTCAAAAGCCGCATCAAACTGCTCGCGAGTAATCATCACTGGCGCTGATTCGATTTCCCAATCGTCGGCTGATAGAAATTCTCGCTTTATTGAGTCTAGGTTATTTAAAAAATAGTCACTATCAACAAACATGTAATCGTCCAAACCCTTACGCCTAAACCTTCTGCCGCTCTTAATCGCTTCAATGATGTTCATAGGCCAAGCTCTTTTGCCAACTCGTCGCGAGACAGGTTCCCGTATGGCTCATTAGACGTAAACGCATTGTGCCAAGCTTTATCAAACTGCTCGCGGGTAATCATGGCAGATCCGGCATAGCAGCTAACTTCCTCGACTTCCCAATCCTCGGCTTTCACATCCTCGCGAGTTAATCTTAACCACCAATCGTCCCAGTCTTGGCTTACCCAGTCGCTAATTTTCCAGGCTATTCGCCGAAATCTCTTACCACTCTTAATCGCATCAATAATATTCATGCCTAAACCTCTTTCTCATAGGTTCTGAAATGCTCATAGGCGAACTCCATCAGGATTAAACGCTCACACTCAGGCACGGCCATCATCGCCTCGAAAAATCCCCAGTTGCGCTTGATCGCCATGAACTTCGCAGAGTCGCAACCGCGATTGATAAACAGCTCTTCGATATCGTCATCACTGAGGCACCACGCCAGACGCACCGTTTCATAAGCTTGATTGAGTTTAGCCCTTAGCTCTTCGTCCATGTTGTCCTCACTTGTGGGTTAGTGACATCTGGGATGCCGTCAACGCTAGGCTCGTTAGCCTCGCCTTATCCCAAGCCGATTGACTCCAGAAATACCCGTCGTTGTCTTCCTCGAAGTTTCCTTTCCAATGCTCAGCCATAAACGCCGGATAGTCACCACTCTTAGCAACGTAATTGTCAAGCGCCCACGGAATGACTAGCTCGGCCTCTTCGGGAAGAAAGCTAAGCTTTAATTTTGGCTTGGCCTTGGTGTTTATGTAAGGGTCTTCAACTGACGCTGGAATTGAAAATATATCACTGACGCGGACAACACTGACTTGGTGCATCTTCGGATGGTGATATTCGTAAAGACGAAGATTACTAAGGTTTCCGCTTGGCAAGGTGAAAATCCACATACCACTACGGCGGTTGCGGTAACGCAGCGGCCACCTTTTGGCGATCTCCCCGCCCATATACATGTCTAATCGACGCAGTTCTTTATCCGTCATCATATTGCTCTCACTCGTGAGTTAGCGGCAGGCCGTTAGGATATCCCTCGCATATCTCTTTGATACGCGAGCGCATGTTATCAATCGCGGGCTTCGCTTTATCGTCCGAGACTGCCGATAGGCTTTTGAGACAGTCGTTAATCCATAAGCCAAAACATTGAACGCCCTCACGATTAGATAGATCAATCTCGTAACCAAGATATTCAACGAGGTCGAACTCTTCACGGTCGTAGCCCAAAGCTTTGCCGTCGAGACCGACGTACAAGACATGGCCACTCCCGGGCGTGAGTGACTGACAGCCCGAGGCCGAGCCAATAGCTGCCTGCTCACTGCCTACAAAATAAACAGATACTCGGTAACCACCTCTTGTCTTCCAAATCTGGCGCTCTTTAAGCTGCATGTTGCCCCTCGCTCTTTCAATGTTTGAGTAAAATCAATTTAAACCTATGGAGCCATGCTCTGCAATCGATTTCTGGCCCAGTCCGCTATCTCGCTATGGTTTGCCTGTTAGCGTCGATTCTAGGGCCATTTGCAGCTATCTCATGGCCTATTCCCGTCATACATCTATGTCATTACCCTCGATCTCTATCAGACGGCCAATGTCGTGACGGCCTTCCAGGTGAAACATGACGTTGCTGCGCCCGTCTCTCACCTTCTCGACAATCATGGCGTAATTGCCCGTAGGTCGGTGGTCATCGCCCAGGAACTTATGCACCAAGATGACCGCGTCGGCGTCTTGCTCAAAGTCGCCCGAGTCCTTGATCTGGTAGGCAACGGGAAATTCAGACTTGGCAGCATCGCGGTTGAGCTGGGCCAGGCATAGGACACCGATATCCAGATCCTTAGCCAGCTCCTGCATCATGGCGGAAATCTCTAGCATCATCTCGTTGCGCTTAGCGTGCCGGTTCGATGTTTTAAACTGCTGCACATAGTCAATCACCAGGAAATCTAGCCCGCCAGTTCGCTTCATGAACTTGGCGCGAGACATAACCCGCTCAATTGAGCGCCTAGAGTTGTCGAGGAAATACAAATTATCCCCGAGAAGGATCTTATTAGCCCCGTTGTGGAATCTGTCTTGGTCCTCCTGGGTCCAGTCAGCCGTATGGTACTTCGACAGACTTAGCCCACCGTGCGAGGCAATGGCCTTCGCTAGTAGCTTCTTGGCTTTCATCTCGACCGTGACATAGAGCGTCTTATGGCCAGCAATAGCAGCCGACGATGCCATCCAAAGCGCTGCCGTAGTCTTCCCGACCCCGGTACGCGCTGCCAGAATGGAATACTCTCCCCGGTTAAAGCCGCCCCCAAGGATCTTGTCGAGCTTTGGAAATCCCGTCGTGATGCGCGGTGGAGCTTCGCCCTTTATGAGCGCGTCAAAGTCTTCCATAATCTCCGAGATCACCTCAGTACCCCGGCGCTCGGCCACGTCAGCATCGGAAATCTTTAGGCTGTTTAAATCTGCCTCCAGCTTGGCAATGATTGGGCCAATAGAGTCGCCCACTTTTCTAGCTGTTAGTTCTCTGACCGCAGCCGATGCAAGCAGCGCCGCTCTGCGAGCCTTATCACCCGTGACAACTTCGCGGGCCAAGGCGACCAGATTTTGAGTCGTCGAGTCTTCTACAAGGTAGGCGGCTCCCAAAGAAAATAGTTCCTGGGGCAATCGCTGGAGGGTCAACATCGAGTCAAACTTGCCGTTCTCCTGCGGACTCGTGATAATGGCCTTCCATATCTCCCGGCAGTCGTCCCGAAAGAAGGACGAGGCTTTTATCCCCTCGCCGATGAACGTCTCCAAGAGCTCTGGGTTTTTCAACGTCTCACTGATTAAAAGTTGTTCCGCGTCTAGCATGATGTTTCGCTCCCACTGAATGTTAAATAATATCCCCAGCCCACTTCGATACCTTTGGTTGCTCGGACTTCTTCTTGGCGCTGGCCTCTTGCTGGTACTCCCAGTCATCGACCATCGCCTGAAAACGCCTAACCGACTTCGACTGCCTAGAGGGTAAGTAAAGCTCGGCCAAGCACCTTACTTGCTTTACCCAATACTTGTTGGTTGCTGCCCAGGTAAGTACCTCCCGGATGAGGTCGGTACTGACCTTGGTTTTGTCGACAAAAGAAATAAGACCGTCGACCTGCTCATCAACGGTGATGAGATTCGACTTACTCCGGCTTGTGATTACTTCGTGCCAGAATGTGGCTAATTGAATTTCCTCACTTGTCGGTGTCCGGGTAGGCTTGCGCCTTTGCGCGAGCCGCCTACTACTACTCTTTAGAGTAGTTGTATTCTCTTCTCTATTCTTAAGAACGTCCGTTTTGTGCGCCAGATGCACGCCAGATGTTTTTTCGACCCCTTCTTTTTTCCTGTGATTACGCGCCATTAACCCCCCCTCGTCATGCGCCAGATAGACGCCAGATGTTTTTGGCATACGCCAGATGGTTTTTTCACATTCCATATTTGCCAACGATTCAAGATCGTTAGGTATGGATTTCCATGCGCCAGATGTTTTTTCAGTTTCGGTTTGAGTGATATTAACCCTATTTTCATAGGGCGAAACCAATGCGCCAGATGTTTCAGCCATTTCGTCAGGTGTCGATTCCCAGCCAAAATACAGCTTTAGGCAATTGAGCTTTTCGTACCGACTAATGGCAATCGAGAGACTGGGCTGGCTTCTCACAATTTCAATCAGACCCTGCCCCGCTATCCACTTGATGGCGTTGAGACAAGAGCGATGAGGAACCCCGACGGCGTCGGCAAGTTCAGATACGGTGATGCTGACCAAACCGAGAGTCATTCCAAAGTCGTTGGAGAAGCCAGCTTGTTCGCATAGCTCCCGCCACACCTCGTAATAGTTACGATACTTCGCGCCGTAGAACGGTGAGCGTGGCTCGTGTTTCCAACCGCGAGAGAATTTACAGTATCCCTGAGAAAGCATGCACGACGCTCCATGTCGTTTTACTCCCCCAGCTAGCTTTTACTCTTGCATCGAAACTGCAACTATCGTAAGTTCGGTGTGCCTATTCATCGACTTTTGATTGTTTGTTTCGATGCCCTTTCAGTTGCAAGCTGGGGGCTTTCTTTTTATCCGCTGGCCAAACAGTCAGCCAACTCTCCTAATATTCCTGCGCACTGTGTAGTCTTTTGAATGTTTTGATTGCCGAGCCATTTAATACTACATGCCCCGAATTTGAAAGAACTTTTTTACCGCTTCTTAGATATCCACCTAGCCCTTGAGTATCAGGGGATATAAGCCATTCACTTTGTGAATAACTCGCGTAACCATTGAGCCGTAAAGGTTTCAGTTTTTATGCGTGAGGATATGCCGCGTTTTGTAGGATAAAATGCAGGTGACGTGATAAAATAAGAGAGCTAACCCGCCCTCATCATGATCTCACACCAAAACTTAAGAGGTACACATGGTCGAACTTTTTGTGACCGTTTTTGTCATTGGCGTCGGCTGGACTTCGGCCCGCTACTGCTGCCGCGTCGTCGGTGTCGCGTGCTGGGCTGCTCTGGATAAAGTCTGTAAATAGCTAGCACGGAGGCGCCGTGACTGAAACACTATGGACGGCTCTAGGGTGGCTCGGTACTACCATTTTTGTCTCAAGCTTTCTCGTCAAGCATCGCGGGATGCTGCATGCGCTGGGACTTCTTGGGAGTGTCATCAAGCTGGCCTATACCCTGCACTACGGCCTATGGCCGCTAGTAGTCAACTGGGCACTACTCATAGTCATCGAGGCTGTGCAGTGGTGGAGATACAGAAACGAGTAGCCGAGGGCTGGGGGCCATAATGACCCCCGGCCTTTTTTGTTTGGTGCCACTCACGCCAATTTATGACAATTTTTGCGTCATCTAAAATGGCTGTAACCGTTGGGGCACAACGAGTGGCCCTTAATTGTGCCACTGTGCCACTTGTCCGTTACATTAGTCGCTTTAGTAGGTCCATCTTGCGCTGGTCGACCGTCTTCCAGTCGTCCAGTAAGATCCCCCCGGTATCGCCCGAGTTGGGATTAAGGGACCAGTAAAACCAATTTTTAATTCCCTCGCGTTTGATGTAGGCGACAAACGCATCTTGCCAGACTTGATCATGTCCCTGATAGCGCCCACCAAATTCGCCAATTGCTAGCGGGTGATCTTCCCGCAGGTAACCAAAGTGCATATCCCAAATGTTAGGCATGTTGTTAGGAAACCGTGGCTCGTTGAAATACGACTGACCCGCCACACTGGGACCGTACACGTGCGGCGAGTAGACTAGCCTAGAGCTGGGGATATCAACCGGCTTATCTCCGGCCTCAAACAGATTCTCCCCCCAGAATGGCCCAAAGCCACCGGCAGGGCTTGCACCTGCCACCCCCTCGACAAAGACCAGGACATAGGGATTAGCCCGCAAAATGGCTTTTCCGGCTCTCCCAGACATACCGGCCCAGACTTCCCACGTTGGGCCGTAGGGTTCGTTAAAGATGTCGATCCCCACGACGTTCCGGTAGTTCTT